GCTGCTTCTGCCCGAATTTGTTCCATTGCCACCGTTGTACCTTCTGATGGAATTGGTTTGTTTTCTGGGGTTACCACCACGGATACTTTACTTTCTAGTATCGTAATTTTTTGTGTCATATCTGCAAACGCGGACCAGAGATATGTTACACACGATAGTAAAATTGGTAATGCGGCAAACGTAAGTTTTTCAATTAAATCACTTTTGGTTTTTGTAGATTCTTCATCTGACATAATGAAATCTCAGTAAATGATATACAAAACAAAAAAGGTTCTATATACTCTTTTACGAGTACACAGAACCTTTTATATAAATATAACCAAACAACTAATTAAACATGCCCCGAGAGGGATTCGAACCCCCACAAATAGTTCCGAAGACTATTGTGCTATCCATTACACCATCAAGGCAATAAGTCCGCGTTCCAGGAGTTGAACCTGGTACCTTCTGTTTATCAGACAGACATGCACACCACTTACACCTAACGCGGATATGGGAGTGGAAAGATTCGAACTTTCTGCGTTTCTTTAAGTGTTGGATTTACAGTCCAATGCCCTTCCGCCATCAGAGCAGCACTCCCGTACAACAATTTTTACGCCTCCACTAGGATTTGAACCTAGAAAACCGGATTTGGAGTTCGGTGTGATAGCCAATTTCACCATGAAGACTTACCTTAATTATAATTCCCCACCTGATACTTGTCAAGTGGGGAATTAAACATTCATTAATTATGAATACTTATTCAATTACACCGACGATTTCGTGACATTTTCGTATAAAGTCTCATATTCTTCGTGCAATGCCACTTCTTCACTAAAATTCTGCTTGTGATAGGTCTTGGCAAGTTTCGTGAATACCTTCTTATTCAAGTCCAATTCCTTACAAATATCGTTTTTAATATTCTTTTGAAGGTCACGTTCTGCGTCCATACGAGTAAGGGACGTACTCATATCCTTAATTGCACCCATCAGTTTCAGTTTGTCATTTGCATTCATAGTTGGTAACATAATAACCTCTTATTAATATATTTGTTTATTTGGTAAAATAAAATCCGTTTAAATGTACGGCGTCTAATTCTGTATTATTTAGTACATGCAGGGCGTCGGCATATGTTGATAAAATTGGCCGGCCATCCATGTTAAATGATGTATTTAATAAAACACCGATTCCGGTAGTTTTTTTGAATTCGGTCAGTAAATCATATAAAAATTGATTTTCTTCCCTAGTAACCGTCTGTACTCTGGCAGTGTTGTCTACATGTACAATTGCCGGCATCACATTCAGATATTCAGACTTTACTTTTATACAAAAACTCATCCACCTAGAATCTCCTTCCCATTCAAAGTATTCAGATACATCCTCCAACCGTACTACTGGGGCAAACGGTCGATACCATTCTCGGTGTTTTACCTTATGATTCAATTTATCTTTCATATCTGCTATCAATGGATTACAGATAATACTACGATTTCCTAATGCTCTGGGTCCATGTTCTGCTCTTCCTTGTACTAGTCCTACTATTTTTCCAGACACCAATTCCGTGGACAATTCTTCCGCAGTTTTATATGTAGCGTTATATTGTTCTATGTACTCCGGCAGTCTAAGACTGTCTAATATTTCTTGTCCCGCATAAGTAACATCAATTGGTTCGGTGGGTTTTATTAACCCAGCTAACATTCCAACAACAATTCCACAGTCACTTGGACTTGGACCGACAAATACAGGTCTATTGTAATATTCTTTTAACTTCGTATTAAATACAATATTTAATGCACATCCACCGGTTAAACAAATTGGAAGAGTTGGATTTTCTTCTATACTTTCGGCAATTAATTGATGGGTTACTTGTTCAAATGCTGCCTGCGATGTTGCTGCAATGTCGTACGCTAACTGACCAGTATATCGTTGATTAAATGGTACTCCAATGCGTCTACCAAGTTCTGGCAATGAACTATAATTTTTCCCCTCCAAATAATAATTTATAAAATGCGGCAACCAATCGGGATTGGCAATTCCGTATGACTGTAATCCGAGAATTTTTCCTGGATATGTTATGAATTCCATTTTATGTTCTTGCTTAATATCTGCTAGATAATGTCCAAACGCCATGTATGAACCACCGACATCTAAATCAATTTTTTTTATGAGCGTCGGTGATTGACCCCGTATAACTTTATAGATATTGAAATACCCGTCCGGTGCACCACCGTCAAACGAAACGACAATTGCTTCTGTAAATGTTGATTGATAAAAACAGCCTGCCGCATGAGATTCGTGGTGATTCGACTCTATATAATTGTTTGCAGGTATGTCTTGATAAAATGGATGGGCGGCTTGATGTAGACAATTTTCATATCTATCAAATCCATATTTTTGTTTAAAATAATCTAATATTAATTTTACAACATATTTTTGCGACCGTGGTACTTCCCACATAGTATATCCAAGATTCTTAATATTTAAAAATCTTTCTAATTCTACCACTTCTAAAATTTTATTGTTGTGTTCCACCGCAAATCCAGCATTATGTGACCCATACACAGATATGTTTGGTAACATCATAACCTCTTTTAATTAAAAATGTTTTAGTACTTAAATTTATACAATTCCGTGCGTAGAGTAGATACAGTAATATATTAGAGTCTATTCAGTTTGTCAACCCACAATCGTTCTGTTCTATTAACATAGGATTTTAATGATTGTCTTGGCCAATCCAACCAACGAAAATATCGGTTATAAAATAATGTGCGGGACATTACGTTAGCAATCTTATGTGCATCAGTTGCTTTCGATGTGAAGAATTTAGGCATCCAATCTACTTCAGTGGAGGTCACAATAGGAATATCCTCATTTACAAAATCTGCTGAGACAATATTAAAGGTTTCCGACAATGATACTTGCAACCCAATATCCATTTGACGAACTAGTTGTAAGAATTCTGTTCTATCCAGCCATCCATGTTCAACCAATACATGGCGGCCACCCAATCCATGAAAAAACGCTCTAAGGTTTTTTAATACCGTATCCCCCTTACCCTCAACCCGACCAGAATTAATGTGAAATTTACATATTAATCCACGCTGTTCTGCAAATTCTACTGCCGCTGCGGCTTGTACTAAATGATTTTTCATCGGACGAATTGCCCCAAAACATCCTACATTAATAGTACCACCGGCTTTCCAAACCTTTTGTAATGAGATTTTTACTTGTTTTACTGGATAATAATTCGGTAAAAATATAATCTTGCGATATAAGTCTGGGTACATGGATGCGCTGAAGTAATTTTCCAAATCACGTTGTGCAAAATCAGAATTTGCAGAAATATATACATTCTTCATATGCAAATATTTATTAATCCATTCTAATGCAATACCTTCATTGGCTAAAAATGGTAATTCACTATGTAGTCGTACAATCCATTTTACTTTTGGATATAACTTCCGTAACACATCAAATTTTTCCGGTACAACCCACAATGCTTCAATAATAACAATGTCGGGATTGTGTTTTTTTACCTGTGCGTCAATTTGATTATTGTCCACCACTTGCACTAAGTCTGCCACATATCCATTTTCACACAACATATCTTTTACAAACGTTGCCGAATTAAATAACCCCGAATGCTTTAATACGGTAGATTCACCGCCCGATTGATGTCGTAGTTTAAGAACAAATAATACGCGAGGTTTTTTAAAGTGTGACATTGAAGTTCTCTGGAGTATGGGATGACCAGTAATAAATAGTGGTGATATTATTTATTGATTGAAATTCCCGCCGACACCATTCTTCCCACATTATATCCTTCACGTTCTAATGTTCCTTGTGTAAAGGTATATCGTGAATCCAATAGATTTCTAACATCTACACGAATTGATGTGTTCTGCTTAATAGGAGTTTTGATAGTTACATCAATCATTTTCCGAGACTTTTCAATGATGTTTGGTAATGGCAATACTCCCGCAGCAAAAATGCGGTCCCCGACAACGTTATATAATATTGTTGCGTTCGTTCTTCCATCCAATGACGAATAGGTAATTCCGGAATTTAATACATATGGTGCTTGTCCAACCAATGCCCGTTTTGTGTCGGTAACCGTTAATCCCTGAGTGGTATCTAATTGTACCGACGATTTCATGACGGTTACATTACTAAATACAGTAATAGGACTTGTCCATAATTGTTTTCTACCTTCCAGCTCAATACCATAGTTCGTTGCCGACATTGCATTTTGATATAGTGCTTGATATGCTCCAGACGTTGCAGATTCTACTCGTTCAATTGGACGATTGAATTTTTTAGAAAATACTCCAATACTAAAAATTTCATATGAAGTAGGAAAAATTTCATAACGCACATCAATGTTATTCACACGGGCACGTTGCAGTTTACTATTACCCGTTACACTTACTCCACCCAATACATCTCTAAATGTTACTGGTGCAAGTTCTCGGTATTCGGGACGGGATACGGTTTGTGAAAATGCAAATCGTAAATTTTGTGTTTCAGACAACTTAGTATTCACTAACAAGGATGGTAATACATCTACATTTTGTAAATGTGCATCTGCTGTAAACCCACCTTGTGTAGATGTACTAACCTTGATATCAGCAGATTCAATCCGTGAACCTACAATCATACGAATTTTATCTGACATCTTCCACTCAGACATTACATATCCCGCATAATTTTCGTCGGATGCGATATATGATCCTGCTTGTCCAATCGGTTGAATATTTACTTGATTGCATGTTAGACAGGTTTGTGAGTTACCAAAAATTACATCGGCAGATTGTGTAGTAACACTTTCATTTGCTCGACTAATAAATGCATAAATAGGAGCATTGGTCAATCGATTAGTTTTTCTAAGATATACACCCGTCTTAATTACATTCTGTGATGCTATATCTCCTACATTTATTGTATGGTCTAATTGACCAACATAATTGGTTTCATGTAAGTTAAAATACAATCGCCGGGCACCGTCCAACGACCCAAGTAAATTATACTGACCCATCGGATTTCGAACATATACCAAATCAGACCTGTCTGGTTCGTTGCGGGTTGTATTTCCGTAGGTTAACGACCACGATGACTTATTACGAGATGACAATTGATGTTCACCTTGTCCAGTAATAGCAAGGACACCGCGTTCAACATACCGCAATGTAGTACGACTAATACTATCTGCCAAATTTTCATCATATCCACCGTCCACTCGTGCTTCATTATCGGCACTCCGAGTAATGGTGGTGTTCAAAGATACCCTAGAACTTTGTTTAATCATGGTTGAGAAATTTGCAATTCCTCCCCATTGAACTCCAACCCGTCCCGTTGCGCCATTGATAGTCGTGAGCGGTACGACGGTGTTGTTTGCTCCTTGATTTCCCACCGCATATTGTTCGTCGGCACGAGTTTCTTCGGAATATCCATAATTCCCACTCAGCACATATCCAATTCGTTTACCAAAAATTTGATTTCCGCCAGTAGATGCACCAAATGACCCGTTTAACGCACCACTTCGATATGTTGGATACCAGACATTTCGTTGTTGACGTATTGCAGTATTGAACTGTTGTTGTGTGGTATTACTTAAAAAACTCACATTACTCAATTCCGATGGAATATCTCTAGTAGAATTTACGACTCCAACTAATTCTCCTCCCGCACGGGGAGCAAATGGTAAGTCTCTGTTGAATACCCGACTGTTTGACCCTATCGACATGGAGTAATTTACTTGTCTACGAGCAGGAAATTCTTTTGTTCGTATGTTTACATTTGCACCGGCAAAATCTCCTGGTTGGTCTGGAGTAAATGTTTTGCTGGTGCTGATATCTTGTAGTAAACTTGATGGGAATAAGTCAAGCGGAACGACTTTACGCTCTGGTTCTGGACTTGCCATTCGAACTCCATTCAACGATGCCGTTGTATACCGTTCACTTAATCCACGAACTTGGATATACTTACCATCTTGGACGGTAACACCGCTAATTCGTTGTGCTGCTTGTGCTGCATCACCATCTGGACTTCGTGCAATTTGTTCTGCGGTAATTGCATTCACTACATTTGTGGAATTTTTCTGTTGATTTAGGGCATCATTGATAGTTCCTTTTTCTTTTGTGGCAGTTACACTTACTGCTGACAATTGAATATTTGCCGATACCATACTAATGTCTTGTTCAATAGTCTGGTTTTCGGTAACCATAATACCCGTAACTGTTTTTGGACTATATCCAATAATGCGAACTTGTAGTGTAGTTGTTCCGGCGGGTACCTTGACACGGTATCTTCCATCAATTCCCGATAATGTTCCCGTTGAGGTACCAACAACCTGAATTCCTGCGTTTACAATACCTTGTCCAGTTGCACCGTCAACAATCTTACCAACAATTTGTCCAGACTGTGATTGAAGTATCTCAATCGGAAGTAACAAACTCAATACAGCAAGCAATAAAAATCTCATAATTTCTCAAGTGAGTGTGGTTTAAAATTTCGCCACCCAACAGGAAGAATACAATTACTGGGTGCGTTTATAAATAGTGGAGCAATATCACTGTCTTCATATCCAGCCAACCCACAACCAATTCTTGTAACTTGAAACATTAAATCTGGGTTTAATACTGCATAATTAATAAATTTATCTACATATTTTGCAATCTTATTCACTGGTAATGTATTTAAATTTTCGTCCTTCGTTGGAATAGCAAAACTGTTACCTTGCATTCCATATCCTTGTCCGTAAATAGCGCCATGGGTTCTATATGCGGTAAGGGCGGCATGCATGCCGCCGCGGCATGCATGCCGCCCTGCTAAATTACTTCCAAATACAAATATCTGATTTTTCATAACTATCTCCTGTAATAAGGACGAGATCGGATTTGAACCGATGTGGGATTTCTCCAAGGGTTTTGCAGACCCGTGCCTTCAACCGCTCAGCCACTCGTCCAGTAACTATTTATACTACTTTTTTAATATACGTTGTACTTTTTGTCGGAATTCTTTGCGGGCCTGTTGTATTGCACGGCGTTGTTGTGGGGTAGCCCGTTTAATCTGTTGGCGGAGTGTGGGCTTTGTTGGACGATAATTCATAGAACGATTACGTGACATTCCTATATCCATACAAACTGAACGGAACTGTGGTGGCATGTTTAAACAATCGCCCCACGAAGGACTTTGGGAAATCCAGTGTTGATTCATTGGCACTGGAAGTGGCCGATCAATATTTCTCGGTGGTTCTGGTCGTACTGGTGGTTCCATTCGCCGCGGCGGTTCTGGTCGTACCACTTTTTCCGTTGGTGGATTACCACGGGACTGTTCCGTTTCTATAATACGTGTGTCCACTTGTGCAAATGCAATGTTCGGAATTGCTAACAACAAATACATGAATTTCATAACGATACTCCATAAAAATAAAATTTATTTAACTATTTGAACTACTTTGTTCATCACGGTGATGATATTCTTTTGGGTTAACACTTCAGTGTACATGCCAACCATTACCACCAACCCAAGAACAACCCACCATGTTTTTAGTAAGTCGAATATTCCTCTAATAACTTCCATTAGAATTGCGGTTTTTGTATCTGACATGTAAATTCTCGGTAATATGAAATATAACCGTGTCTATATAAATATCTTATCCGGTGTATAAACTATGTCTTACTGGCCGCCCTTCTTCATTAACGCACACAAATACCATTTCATCAATGTTAACGATAATCTTCTGTGTTGTCAAGTCTCGTACCACCACTTCTACCGAAACGGATGTTTTACCGACACCTTTTAGCGCAACGCCAATCTCAACAACATCACCTTGATATGCGGGTGCAATGAAATTAATTGCAGACATACTTTTTGTAACTACTCTACGATGATTCGTTTCAACGCCCACGAAAATGGCTGCTTCTTCGTCAATCCACGACAAGCATCTGCCACCAAATAAGGTACCACCGGCATTTAAATCGCCAGGTTGAACCAGTTTTCTTGTTAAGAATCTCATAGAATACCCAATAATTTATATAATTCTGTTACATCCCTGTCGATGACAACACGGTCAGTGGGTATTTGCGGGAACAAAATTTCTTCCATAAAGTATTTTGCTCGTTGCTCCCCGATTTTAGCTTTCAATACATTATATGTACGTGGATTTGATGCTTGAACTTCGCAATAGTTATTTTGCACTTTTATAACTTCATGTTCTTCTTCCCACTCAACCATATACTTTTCTGCAAGTATACCCAAATACCATTCATATTTTTGTATTGCCCAATCACAAAACCGCATAAACTCGTTATCATCTTTTGGTTTTAGCGTTAAGAATTGATCACTAAATACCGTTGCCCATTCTGGAATAGGTTTACGGTCAACAAATGTAATTCCGTTCGTAAAGTTATATGTTTTCAATCCAGGACTAAAATCCATATAGGCACCAATTACTGCATTCTGTGTGGTGATTATATCAAACCCAAAAATGGGTTCTGGACTCCACTGATTTGGAAATGTGGTAACGTGTAATACGTTTACCTTGTCATCAGTATACCGTTCAATGTGTGCCATACGAAACGAGTCTGCCTTATACCGATGATTTGTCCACCCAAAATCTTCTGTATCAATTATCGTGGTATTTTGTGCGGTAATAATGGTTTGAAATCGTTCAGCTAAGTAATCCAAATATAGTTTGTAGTTCATTAAATATTCCAATAATATAGGTAAATCCTTTATTTACTTCATCTGCCCATTCGTCTTGTTGAATAGACCGAATAGACATAATTATGTCCTTCATATTATCAAACTCGTACATCTTACCGCTACCAGGAACTTTATCTTTCATCATTTGACCACCAAATATTAGTGCCAAATAGTTAAGATATATATGCGGCAGCAATTCTTCTTGTGTAAGAGTTGAAAGATATTCGTTATATTCAATGGCATGGTTGGTCATTATCGGCACATCAAGTTCCCCACTGGTGCGGCGAACATGCGTGGGTAATTCACGCATGTCCAATAGAATTGCTGGCAATCTATTCAATGATGCGTGCGGAAGTGGAACTCTTTCAATCGCATCAAACACAAGAAATTGCTGCCACAAATATGTGTGATATTCGTGTTCCATAACGTGTCCGCTCATCAAATGTCTATTAACTACATGCTGTTCTGCCTCTTGATGTTTGGTTGCTACTGCTTCTTTTAATGGTATCATAGTTTATGTTGTCCGTTTTTTAGGTTCGTTGACGACTTGTACTGATGCAAATGATGTGGTGACCCGTTCATATCCTAACGCAACTAGTTCTGTTTGTATTGCTTCAATGCACAACTTAGTCAGTAACTTCTCAAAGTCGGTCACCGTTGCTTCTTCCAATTTCCTCGTTAGTTCTAACTTCTGTGGATTTTTCCTACACAACTCCTCCGTCCAATCAACTAACGGCCACAAAAGACAATGCACCATTTCATGAATTGCCGTTTGGATAATTTCATACTCTGACAATCGTTTGAATACCGTTAAGTTTGCCCGAATACCCGCTTGCTTATATTCTGGATATGCCTGACAATCTGCGGCACCTTTCATCTTGGCTGGAAATCTAACTGCAATCTTCCATTCACTAAGTCCAATAAGTGGTTGTGCAATTTCTATTGTCTTAATAAATAATTGTTTTTTGGTGATGCGTTTGGGAGGCTTCATAAAATCCCGGTAGTTATGTGTGTATGACTTATAATGGAGTAATATTATCTAATGTATGGATGATTTTTTTCTGTACTTTCTCAGCGGACTCATCATATATATCCATAAGAGTCAATTCCAATTCCAATGCCCGAGTAAATAACTGTTTATTATACGCCCGTTGTGTATACCATTTAAATATGAAGGCAATGCAAACAACAAATAATAAAATATTAATTAGTATTAAATAATTTAACATATCACGAAGTTAGTGGTTGAGATTTAAGTATAATACATTGAACCAGAAATGTCAAGTCTTTTTTTAAAATGCCTCTTGACAAATGGAATTACAGTAATTAAGATTAGAATATCACTTACCATTAAACATAGGAGAACATTATGGACGATGTAAAATTAAATGAATATGTAGTATATGTCAAACTTACCATAGTGGGTGAAACGCCAGAAGATGCGTTGGATTATGCAACTAGTGCAATTGCATTCACTGATTTGCTTGAACAAGACGGAGTGGTGGGAATTGAACTTCTTGAAGACACGATTGAACTTGCGGAGGACGATGATGCCGGAGACGACTCGGAACATGGATATTAAAAAGTATGTACGTGTAGCATATGTAGTAGTTACATTGGTTGCGTTGGCAAAGTTGTCGCATGTTGGATATACCAAACGCACAGAGTATAATGTGGTACGTAAAGATGCCATCTGTCCGGCATTGTTCAGTATCTCACGGTCTGCACGGGATACCCTTATCGTAATGAAATCTGAACCGTTATGTAACGATTACGTCCTTTCCAATTTAAAGTAAACGTGTAGGGGATACTATTTATAGTTGTAAGGATATCCTACCATATTAGAGGATTACCATGTTTAACAAACAAACTCTGACCGCAATAAGTAATACATTATTGTTTATGTTCGGAACGATAATCGGTGCGTTAATAGGGCACACAGAAATGAATTCGTTGTTAGACCACAAACACATTATAGTCATTTTTATTGCATCGGGAATGTTTTTTTTAACAAACTATGTTCCATATCTGTTTAGAAGGTTTCGTAAATAAGTTTTTCAATGAGGTTACAGTGTTATTAACACTTATTGAGATAATTTATGATTCCGCAAGAATTTCAAACAGCTATGTATGCAGCAGTGTCCGGTATGGTCGTTGCGGGAATAGTTAAACTGTTTAATAAATTCGTAGAATCTAACGGCAATGACCTAGAAACTCATGTGGCTCTTAGAAAAGAGTTGCGTGAAGAATTGGATACTGTGAAGACAGAACTACGACTTATTCAAACAGAACTGGACAACTGGAAATTAAAGTATTTCGACCAAGTACAGTTGACTAATGAATTAAAATTGGAATTAATTAGTTTGAGTGATGAATTGCGCGAATACAAACAAAGTACGGAGTGGACTGCAATTAAGTTGGACCCACCCCTTGACACATAACACCTTACAAGGTATAATACATCATAGGAGCTCACATGAGCGTGTTTGAAACGGTTGTGATAGTAGTTGGAGTAATAAATATATTACTGTTGGCGTTGACATTTTTAACGTATACAAGTTTAATATCAGCAAAAGTACATATTAATCAAATGCACGTAGGAATGGCAACAATTTTAGGAAAGGTTATGTCTTTGGAAGTAGTAACATCCAAGATGGCAGCAGGATTTACGGAAGTCATTGCATTAACTGAAGATATGATTAGTCGAACGGAGATGCAAGCAGGTGGGTATTCAGCACAACTCTTCAAGACTAAAGACGGGAAATATACCGCAAAAACACTTGATGAATTATTGAATAAAATAAAGGAAGATGATGCAGAATCAGAATATTTCTCAGATTCAGACCTAGATAAGTTACGTGAGTTATTTGGCGATGATTGGGAAGATGACGATGAAGATGACACTCTTGATGATGAGAAGTAATATACTATGATTATAAAGGATAAGAACATTCAATCTTTAATTAAAAAGATTCAGAAGAAATGTGGAAATCAACCCATTACGAAACGTAAGTATGTTGATACTTCCATAGTAGAAACCGAAGCAGCGGGTGAAGATGCTACGGATATATTTAAGGAAATGAAAAAACTTTCATTTACCGAATAAGCAGTATAGTAGTACCTACGTAGACAATCGCGATTATACAATTTAAAGTTTTTATTAATGTACATATAAACGGTACAGTAAATTACTATACCTATATGTCTACTTCTTATAAAAGAAAAAGAACCAAAAAGAAAAAAACGTTATAACTTTTAAAAACAGTTAAAGTAATGATACTTAAAGAGTTTAAAACAGGATGGCAAATAACGTTTGAAGAACGTATACAAACGTTATTCACGTTTTGGCCAGATATCAAATTAGTAAGTATTAATCGTAATTACGGTATGTTGCGAATTAAGTTAGAGGCACTTGACAAACAGGTGCAGTATGTATTAGATTGTGTAACGTACAAGATTGAACGGGATTCGGCACATACGTGTGAGGGATGTGGTATCCGTGGAATCCGACGCGATGAATTCCTGTCAGAGAAAATGTGTCTTTGCTGGAAGTGTTACGCTCTAGAGGTAGATGCCATAGAGACGAATAATAAATAATCACTATTGAGTGAGGTAGTTATGTTTTATAACGAAGATGATGTACAGCCAGTTGTTACTATTGCCAATGAAATGTTTGGTAAGTCTGGAAGAATGTTGGACGGTAAGAATGTTATGCGCAATGTGACACTTGCCACCCGTGAGTTTGGAAAGATTTGGTATGGCGATATTGATATGTTCGGTGTACATCCCAATATTCAGTTTAAGAACTTGAGTCAGCGCATTAATCAGACTGTATATGTGTTTAATAACAGTAATACGTTTGATTATACGAGTGCAACAAAGTACGTACCTACTACTTGACACCAACGTAGTAGCGTAGTATATTTATAATTGAATGTAAGTGAGTAAGGCATTTACGTTCAATATATGTACCTTACAAAACACAAGAGGTTTTATGAAACGTAACAATCCCACAGAACGGTTTACCGTTAAGACATACTCCGATGAAGAGTATGACCGCACAGTAAGTCGTATGCGTACATGGCTTTATAGCCTTGTCCGTCGTCGTAATTCAGGCACGGTAACCGCAGATGATGTACACACGTATCTTAATCGTGAAGGTGTACGTCCCCAGCAGGTCCGTACTAGATTGAGTTTTATTAACTCAGTTCTTCGGGCACCAAACTTTGAAGCATCGGGTATGACGAGCTCTACTCGACCGGCAGCAAAGGGACGGGCAATTACGGAGTGGACGGCATAAGTAAATTGAAGTTTTAAAAAAACTTACGATACTTATCAGAATAGAAATGGGGACTTTGGTCTTCATTTCTATTTTGTCTTTTGCAAGAGAATATACTATGAATGAACGCAAACAATTAGAAAACGAAATTGATAGATTAAAATATGAATTATCTGTCACTATTCCACAGGAAATGCAAGACGCGGCGGAAATGGGTGATTTACGTGAAAACTCAGAATATACTGAAATTGTTGGTAGGCAGCAATTTGCTGGTATACGATTATCACAGTTGCAACAACGTCTTTCTGCTTATAAAAATATTAATATAAATCTTATTCCTAAAGATAAAGTAGGAATGGGTTCAATAATTACCGTCTATCACGTAGAACAAGAAACTACAAAAGTATTTAAAATAGTCTTTGCCGAGATATCAGATAATATCTCAGTGGCCTACACAGAAATAACCAGTAATTCTCCGATTGGAAAATCACTATATAATAAGACTGTTAATGAACAAGTTATAGTATCATTACCCAACGGAAAAGCCACTTATAAAATACTTGAATTATTAACCATTCATGATATTCAAAAAGAGTCTTGACTTTTAGTTCCCATCTATTTATATTAAGTAAACATCCATCGTTTAACGGAGAATATTATGAGTACAATTATCGTATTAGTAGCAGTTGTGGTGGTCGCTTTCGTGGTAGTACGTGCTAAGAATAAAAAAGTTGCTGCAGCTGCACCGGCCGCAAAAGTGGGATTAGATACGTCCACTGTAGGTACTGGTTCTGGCGGTGGTTCACCGGACGATTCTAAAATTATACCAACCGAAGGTTAACGTAGTTCGGGCCCGCACTGGTTTCGACGGGGTGTGGATGATTAAGCTTTGTACCCAGCTTGGTAAAACTGGTAAAACAGACCAACAATTTCAAACGGCAACCAAAACTTAGCCTTAGCAGCCTGATCTTTTAGATCCGCTGCTTGACAAGTTACTGATTCATATAAGGTAATTTGTAATCGCATATGATATATTACCGAAGAATGAGTTGATATTCGGTAAAGAATTCTTCAACTCAAAGCTGCGTGGGTTCGTCATTTGTTTAAACGCGGTGTAGTACAATAAAATGACTACGTACATAAAAACTTAATAGTAAGCAATCTCGGACGCGGGTTCGACTCCCGCCGGGTCCACTGAAGGGTTAGTGTTAATAATGTTTGGAGATACTATGTTCAAATTTATTCAACATTGGCTCAATACCTTGATGGTATTAGTAGGTACATCATCAAGAAAAGAAATTGTAGTAGGACAGTATAAGATTTTGATGGATGAAATGGCAATTGCTAATACACTATCAGAATTAATGAGTATCAAAAAGAATATACGTGCGTTCGATAAAGCAGTTAAGAAAATGGGTTCACCCCACTGGGCAGCTAACTATACAGTATATTTAGAAGCTCGTTGGAATCGTCAATATAGACTATGGAAACTACGGGATTAAAATCATGTTAAAGCGGCGAATTAAGAAGGCATCAAAGGCTACGGTATCAAAAGTTTCTGGTAGACATTATTTGGTATGTACCGAGTGTAATACTGAAGAAGTACTGGTCGGTACAGATATCGGAAATGTGGTTTGTGGTCGATGTGTACAGAAAATGGTTGCTCCTCCCGCCTATAAGGAAAAGGCAGTAAAATCTGATAAACCCCGTGGTTGGCATTTTAAGGTATATTTTGAACATGATGGTATCGTATATTCGAAGGGTGAAGTTGTAACAGACAAAAAGGAAATTGCAAGACTTAAAAAGTCTATTGCCACGACTGTTAAATCCACCGCAACAAAAAAGCCAGTTAAGAAACGAGGTGCCAAAAATGCTCGTACTACCAAATAAAACATCTGCTATCTGGGAACGTTTTCTTAAAGAGAATGAAGTCTTAGTATACAAGTATATTGTTCGTGAAATTAGACGGAACATTGATACAGAAAAAGACCGCATTGAGTTATTTAAGGTTGAAGATGATACCATGCATGCATGGGTACCCAAGAATAAAATTCTTAAAACGTTACAGAAGGCAATGAAAGTCTTCATTAAAGCAGAAGAATATGAATATGCTAGAAAAACTGATAACATCATTAAGTCCTATCATATTAATAAATTAATTAAGGACTCCACTAAATCAGAGGAATAATTTTATGGAGTTTGAAACAACCAGATGCGTTGTTCTAAATTCTACGTATGAACCAATAGATGTTGTTACATCCCAACGAGCAATGGTCATGATCTTACAGGGAAAGGCCGTCGTCGTTGAAGAACATCCGTATTTATTGGTAAGATCGCCAAAAGTCACGTTTAAATTACCAGTGATGGTAGCATTGAAAATGTTTGTTCGGGGTAGAAAAATATACAAAACTCCCGCGGCATTAAGTCAACGTAATTTATTTCTTCGTGATAATAATACTTGTCAATACTGTAGTCGGTCTAAAATAGAACTTAAATCATATGAGTTTCTAACCAGAGATCACATAGTTCCGGAATGTCGAGGTGGTAAAAGTACGTGGGATAATTTAGTAACTGCTTGTTCAACGTGTAATAATAAGAAGGCGTACCATGATTTGGCAGATACCACATTGGTACTACAGAAAAAACCTACAATTCCTACATTGTTTGAATTGTGGATGAAACGCAATCAACGAAAAATTGAATACTTAATTTAACATCAACTAAAGGTTATTATGTTTACTATCACAAACACCGAAGAAAAGATTCAGCAGGATTATACAAAGTTTATGGAGTACATTGAGGCAGACCCACGTGCGGAAAAACTTAAGGAAATGTATATCCCATTCACCGATGAGTTGGCACAAGCACCGGCGTCGGCTCGGACACATTATCACAATGCATTTCCTGGGGGATATCTAGATCATGTACTTCGGGTCACGGAAACTGCACTGAAGGTTGCGGCACTCTATAAGAGTATGGAAGGTGACATTACATTTACCAAACAAGAATTAATTTTTGCTGCACTCCATCATGACCTTGGAAAGTTAGGACATCCGGACGAAGGTCCATATTATGTAAATCAAGATTCTGATTGGCATCGTAAACGTGGCGAACTATATACACACAACGAGAACCTTCAATATTTCAAGGTACCTGAACGTGGGTTGTTCTTGCTACAGAAATATGGCGTTGAAATTACTCAGAATGAATGGCTAGGTATTAAGTTGTCGGATGGTATATATGATGATGGTAATAAAGGATATCTAGTCAATTACTCCATGAAGCAACCAATGAAAACTAGTCTCCCATATATTATCCATTGGGCAGATCATATTGCATGTCGTGTTGAAGGTGACAAAGGTAGATTCTAATAATCTAAACGGATAAAGTACAACAAATCGTTGTATTTTGTCCGTTTGTTATACTTATTTTTGTAGGGATGTCTTCGGAGTTCCTACACACCATCATCCAATAGTGGAGATGGAAACATAACAAGGAGAAATATTATGACAAGAAAGTGGACTATGCAAGCAGTGCCGGCAACAGTAATTGCCAAAGAAATGGAATTCAACAGAGATAATTTGCTGACTTCGTTCGACAAGTTATTTGATGATGCGTTCCGAGGAAATTTTCCCGATATCTATAAGACATTTGGAATTGATCCATTTAGTAAAACATCATATCCAAAAGTCAATGTTACATCATTCAATGATAAGATTGAATTAGAAGCAGAAATTGCTGGATATGCAAAAGATAATATCTCAGTTCAGGTGGAGGATAATGTTCTTAGTATTGTAGGAAAAGCAGCAACGTCAGACGTTGATGATTATTCAACAAACAAAGTATATATTCTTCGGGAACTTAAACGTAGTTCTTTTAGTCGGTCATTTAAATTAGATGACCAGTTGGATACAGAAAAAATTGATGCTACTTTTAAAGATGGGTTACTCAAACTGGTTATTCCACGAAAGGTACAAGTCTCACAAAGTAAAGTTAATACGGTTACGATCAAATAAAACCATTATTAAATGGAGGTTTAGTATGTGTGGAAACTGTATATTGTGTACTGGCAATTGTATTATTACTCCCACTAACGTAACTATCATCTAGGAGGTGATCTAACAGTTACGTTACATCTAAAACTCTCTACATTGGAGAATGAAACGCGGTTGAGGTTATATAATCCTCAATCGCGTTTTCTCAAAATATCTTATGAATACACGCACATCATTAATTACGGTTACGTCATTGACGGCAACATTTGTGGCACTGTGCGCCGCAGTGTTTTCTGTAACCGGAATTGCCAAACTATTTGCAGGTGCCGCATTAAGTGTTGCAATCATGGCATCGGCATTGGAGTTGGGTAAGATTGTTAGTATTTCATTCTTATATCAGTACTGGACGGATATTCCAAAGGCATTAAAATATTATTTATCGGTTGCATCATGTATATTGATGGTTATAACGTCTGCCGGCATCTATGGGTATCTGTCATCTGCCTATGCAAAGGTTGCTGCAACCCCACTACAATTGTCCGCAGACATATCAACCACCGCATCAAAGGTTTCTTCCGTAGAACAAGACATTACCCGAAAAAATACTCGGTTAAACCAATTAATTTCATTGCGCACACAACAAGAAACTCGATTGGACAATCTTATCGGAAAAAGTACAACAGGAAACACCTCGTCGATTCGATCTACACAAGCACAATTAGCACAAGCTGATAAAAATGTCGTCGAATTACAACGTGAAATCACCGTTTTATCATCAACCAAAGATAGTTTATCAGCTATTTCTACATCGAAACAAGTAGAAATTGAAACAAATGGTGACATTGGTACGTTTGTATACATTGCAAAAACATTTGGAGTACCACTGGACACTGTAGTAAAATGGTTTACGTTAGTAATTGTATTAGTATTTGACCCGTTGGCCGTGGCCCTAGTAATTGCAATTAATTTTTTATTAAAGAATCAACCAACGGTAGTACCGTTAGAAACGACTACGGTAGATACTACGGACGAACCCTTCAAAGTATATGTGGAGTCTCCCACAGAGGTTCCTACGACCACTGTGGAGGTGTCCAAGATACCTGCATGGCAACACGGTAAGCATTCTGGATAATAGTATCCCTTGACATTTCTTACCAAATGTGTTATATTTAGGTATTCATATCAAGTGAGGTTACATGCCCCATCAAATTGGTTATTGCTGTATTAATACACAATTAAATAAAAAGAAAATTACCACTGGCCGTGGTATGATTCAACGTACATTTAACCAAAAAGGATTGCCATATGCATCTGAATTAGCTTTAGCAAATGCACGTGATCTTATTAAGATTATTGAATGGAATCATATTAACAACGTCAAAGTGTTTCGCATGGGGTCTGGTATCTTTCCGTGGGGGTCTGCATACAATGTATCGGACCTTCCCGATTATGACAAGATTGTAGATACTCTTAGTACTGCTGGTAAGTTAGCTGCAACATATGGACAACGTATTACCGCTCACCCTGACCACTTTGTAAAACTTGCTTCAACTAAGCCTGCTGTTGTTGAGAATTCGATCAAAGATCTTGAACTTCATTCTACCGTATTTGATCTTATGGGTCTTGCGGCAACTCCGTATAATGCGTTAAATATTCACGTTGGAATGAATTTCTCCGAAGAAGTGGCGTCCCGTTGGATTGCCGCTTATAATCGGTTGTCTCCAAATTGCAAAGCACGGCTTGTAGTAGAAAATGATGACAAGGCATCGTCGTTTTCGGTTATACAATTGTTTACGTACTTGTATGCCACACTCAATATTCCTATTACGTTTGACTACTTTCATCATCAATTTCATCCAGACGGACTATCTACACAAGATGCTGCTGAATTGGCCGCCGGTACATGGCCAGAAAATATAGTTCCATTGTTTCATTATAGTGAATCCAAAAATCTCAATGAGAATGTCACGGGTAATCCTCGTGCGCATGCAGATTATGTGTTCAATAAAATTGACGACTTTGGTATGACCCTCGACTTTGACCTAGAAGCCAAAGCCAAAGAACTTGCCCTATTTAAATATTGGAGTTTATGATGTTTAAAAATCATCATCAAATTTACACACATTGTGAAGAATTTGGAGTTATCATTGGACAGTATTGGAGTGGTTATGGGTTCTGGGGTCGTGTAAATTGTATTACGGAAAGTGGAGATGCTATTCTAGACCCCATGCCGAAGATGTGCGCTCGACATAGGGTTCGTCTGTCAACACTTATTACAAAGGGGAAATTAATTTACCCGGTCATGTTGAATCCTTATAAACAATGGCGTACAGGTAAAACACATATACAAGTACTGGCACTTGGTCGTGATGACAACTATTATCCATTTGGCGAACTTCGTCGTAACTATCTACCAATAAAGAGTGAACAACATGAAGATATCATTTGCAATAACAACACATAATGAAGGCGAATACATCCAGAACTTACTAAGTCAGTTGGTTCCATTTTGTGAGCAAACTGGAGATGAAATTGTAGTCGTTGATGATTATTCAACCGATGAATTTACGGTGGCACTGTTGGATGCATATGCAACTGGTGGTGAGATTAAGTTGATTAAACATGCCTTAAACAATAACTTTGCGGAACATAAGAACTTTCTGACACAACAGTGTTCGGGAGATTATATTTTTCAAGTAGATGCGGATGAAACACTACATACAAATCTACTAACATATATTCATGACCTTATCGAACACAACCCACAGATTGATTTGTTTGCTATCCCACGGGTCAACGTAGTGACGGGATTGACTGACGAGGATATTGCAAAGTGGGGATGGAGAGTAAACGAACAAGGATGGGTTATGTTTCCTGACTATCAAACTAGAGTCTATCGTAATCACGCAGATATTAAATGGGAAGGAAAAGTTCACGAACGTATTGTAGGATATAAAAATATGGCACCGTTACCCGACGAAGAAGAATGGGCACTGTATCATATTAAAGACATAGACAGACAACGGCTGCAAAACGAGTTTTATAGCCAACTATAAACCGAGAAATTTATGATTAAAAAAATATTACCTCTTATAATTTTGATGTGTGCAATATACGCAACAAACGAAATTCCAGCATTCACAATGAACAAAGTACCTAAGTCACAGCCTACACAAACAGAACTGTTTATGGATAGGGTTGCTCGTATTGAAAGTGACGGTAACTATAAAGTAGTTAATCGATATGGGATGATGGGAAAGTATCAGTTCAGTCCAAGTACAGTACGTGCGTTGGGATTTAGAATGACGCCACGACAGTTCTTACAGAATGAAGATATCCAAGATACGGTGATGTTAGCGTATATGAAAGCAAACTATCGGGAATTGAAACATCTGATTGACCGATACGACGGCAAAACTAAACACGGTATCAAGATTACCCGAGCAGGAATTCTTGCAGGAGCACATTTTGCTGGTAGTGGAGGTGTTGTTACCTACTTGACTTCTGACGACAAACATGGTATAATTGATGGTAACGGCACATCTATCCGAAAATATATGTCGTCGTTTAGCAATTTCAAATTGCCACCACTATCATTATAGGATTACTTATGACAATATTCATAGTATGTGTATTACTACTATATGTAACAGCAACAGGGTATATAATTTTTAATTTATCAAAGAAAATTACCCTATACGAACAATCTATACAACAATTTTACGAAGACACCAGTATGGTGTTACATACAATGCGTGTATTAGATGAGAAAAAAATGTTTGAATCCGACGACGAAGTGGGCACATTATTTCAGCAATTAACTGAGATAGTGGGTTCACTTCGTCCACTTTTATATGGAACTACTGATGACGAAAACTAAAAAAACTGATTTAGAAATGCGACGAGCAAAACTGGGAAAGATGTATTTTACCCCAGAAACAGAAAAGGCAATTGTTGAATATAACAAGTCTACTGATGAAGATGAAAGAAATACAATCTTTAGAGAAAGAATTCATGCTCCAATAGATAAGTTAGCAGAAAATATCATTAATCGATTTAAGTTTCCATATATGAATGGAAATTTTGAAGACATTAAAAACCAAGTCGTGTCATTTTTGGTATTAAATCTACATAAGTTTACTGAAGATAAGGGAAAAGCATTCTCTTATTTTTCTGTTGTAGCAAAGAACTACTTAGTCTTACACAATAACAACTCGTACCGTGATGAGTTACGGTCTTCATATTTGGTAGATTCCTCTAGCGACGAATCGTTTATGTTGGAAGAAGTGCTCACCACAAAACCCGATGCGGAAACTTCCCAACGAGATACCAGCGACTTCGTGGAGTTATTAGTTCAGTATTGGGACTTTAATTTAGACCGTATTTTTAAGAAACAACGTGACCGTGAAATTGCCAACGCCGTTGTTGAGTTATTGAAACGGGCAAACTCCATTGAGAATTTCAATAAAAAAGCATTATATGTACTCATTCGTGAAATGACGAATAATAAAACGGTTCATATTACCAAAGTTATTAATAAAATGAAGGTCCACGTTCTTAAACAAATGAAAGAGTACAGAAAGTCGGGTTATTTAGTCGATCCCTCTATGCTTTTCGTCTATAACCCAGAGAAATAACTATTTATGTAGTAGACCTTTCTCATAGACTATCTTATGGCATTTGATGACGTTATTTTTGAAGGAAAAACATTATCGGATATGTTTTCCGATGTATATAAAAATACAAATACAAAGCGCGAACAGATTAATAGTTTCGTAGCTAGTTTTGTAAAAATGATCCGTACCCCAGAAGATGCGGCCGTTATGGGCCCTGTTATAAAAGATTTTCTGGAAGTAAACGTGCGTAATGATGAACACATTGTACGATTGGTACAAATTGCTCAACGGTTGGTCGGTGTTTCTTCTAAAAACGCCGACACTGGCCTGCTTACTGAGGAAGAAAAATCTCAATTACTTAAGAATATTAAATCAGATTTTGAGTCGGTAATAGCAGAACAAGACGATTTAGACATTACTTTAGAAGGAATGAAAAAGTAATATGGCATCGGGAGATAAGTACGTATATAATGGTAAACCCGATGGTTTATTGGCTACTTCCGGTACTACTGAATCCGCTCGAACGGTTCCAAATCAATTTTACGAAGCAATTGTTGTCGATGTAATATTGGATCACCACCACCCACAGTATGCTAAAAAAGATGGGTATAACGTCGGTGCTGTTAAAATTCGTATATTCTCCGTACACAACGGGAGAAAGGACGAGTTATTGGATTGGGCAGACCCAATTGAATCTGCAATAGTAGAAATGCCATTAATTGGTGAACTAGTTATTGTTCATAAAATTCTTGGGAACTTTTTTTATACACGAAAAGTTTTTCTCGCCCATAGAGTACAAGAAAACGGCATGTTAAAGTTAAATGATGCGTTAAATAATAGAGGAGAACGTATCAAATCTAAAATTGCAGTAACGAAACAAGAAATAACAGTAGATAAACATAAATTTGGTGAATACTTCAAACCAGATAGTCGAGTTCGTCCGTTAAAACATTTCGAAGGTGACTTGGTTATTCAAGGACGTATGGGAAATTCTATTCGATTTGGATCAAGTCAGATGGAGTTATCAAGTCCAGGCATGGCTCCAAATATAATACTTCGTACTGGACAAGGGAAGGACGTTGAAAAAACGGACGCAACTAAAGATAGTGTGTTTGGATTAATATTAGAAGATGTTAATAAAGACGCATCTTCTATCTGGATGACTTCTGACCAAAATATTCCATTCGAACCCATAACAATTAATGCCGGCTCATTCAATAGGTCCATGCAAGTTCCGCCACAAAAATATGGCGGTGCTCAAATTCTAATGAATTCTGATTCAATTGTATTGGGTGCTAAGAAAACTCATATATTACTGTATTCAAATGAAGAAATTTATTTGAATAGTTTTAAAAATACCGCAATAGATACTGATAGTAGTATTATACTCACGGCAAATTTAGACATCGAACTCAAATCAAGTCGTCGTATAGATGTACAAGCAGATTCCGATGTTACTATTATATCCGGTAATGATATATCAATGGTTGGAATAGGTACCATGTCACTGCTTGCTAAAAAAATATATCTGGGAAGTTCTGCAAATGATGTAGAGCCTACGGTGGGTGGTACAAGTTTATCAATGTGGTTGGCTAGATTAATTCAGGCGTTGATGGGGGTTGGAATAACACCACCACAATTACCATATCAATTGACGGGTTCACCAATACCAACTACGGTAGTTCCCCCACTAGTACCTGGTCCTGCTGCTATTACTCACGGGTTAATGGGAAGTATGCCAGTACAATTATCATCCGTTGTAATAGCGGGACTAACTGCATTATATGCCGAGTTAATACCGCCAAATGCCGGTTCGATTAAAAAATTACCATACTCCGGCGCACCATTTAATAGTTCTGATGTATTTGTGAATATGGGGAATGAAGACACATCGGTTCTCGTTGAAAAAAATGAGTTTAAAAAAGGTGAACAAATAAAAACTGAAAATAGTAAATGGAAACTTTCCGATGATTATTACAAGGTGTTATAATTATGTCATTTGACCCATTAAAAAATGCAATGGATGCTACAAAAGCTGCCGCCTCAAATTCTTCGGTTCCTAGAAATGTTGCTGATGCAAACTCGTTGGCATCCAATACCGTAAATGCCACGACGGATGCCGCACAAGCAAAATTGGATGAATTAGCAAAGTTTAAAGATCCGGAGTTTATAAAAAAAGAAGCAGAAGCTAAAGCAATGACGCTGATAGCAGATAAACAACAAGAATTGTTAGCACAAAAAACTGATATAGAAAAACAAGTAACAGATAAACTAACAGTATTGACTGAAACATTGGCATTAGCGTTAACTATATATCTAGCATTTCCACCAAAATTGCCGGCAATTGATGTCAAGGCATTGGCAAAAAAAGCATATACAAAGACAAAAAAAGAACTACAAGAATTACGACGGACAGTAAGTAAAGAAAATTTGAAAAAAGGAAAAGAGGCATTTAAATATCCAATGAAACCAAAGGAATTGCCAACACTACCTAAGCCACCGGAAATACCAAAGTTACAAATACCAAAATTATAGTGTTAAAATCATCTTAAAGTTTAATTTACCACCATTTATATAGAGAGTGTTTTATGGATAGACAATTACTTAAAGCATATATCCGTACCATTGTTGAGGAAGAAGTTACCCGAATTCTACCGCAAATGCTGTCGGAAGCAGTGTCACAAGTTAAGCAGTTAAAAGAAAATGTAACACCAACAAAAAATGCACCAAAATTTGACCGTAACAGGCTCTCAGAATTAATGGGTGTTTCATACGATGGTAACACGATACAAGCAACAACTAATAATTTACCGTCTCGACTTCCTGATAATGTGCCGACAGACGCAGATCCAGAAGTAGTGAAGGCAATTACGAAAGATTATTCGGCAATGATGAAGGCAATGAAATTAACCTGAGATAAGATATGGCACAAGGAATTGGTATTACTTTACCAATACAAATTGGCAACATGGGATATTTTCAACAATCCTTTGATACATTAGTTCAAGTAAAATCAAATTTTTTAAACTTGATACTTACACGAAAAGGTGAACGTGTACACCAACCTGAATTTGGGTGTGGTATTCATGATTATCTTTTTGAACAATTGACTCCTGAAAATATTGAAGGCGCTCGATTATCGGTTGTAAACGCTGTAGAACGATGGATGCCGTTTTTAGAACTTGTGCAGTTTGAACTTAATGCAGAACCAAACGATTTGGATAATAATAGACTTCGATTATACGTGGGATATCGTTTAAAGAAGAATCCAAATATCAGAGACACTATTATTCTAACGTTTTAGGAGATAATCAATGGCAGTGAACCAATCAATTACAAAAAAATTCAATCCAAATTTCAAAGATGTTAATTATCTGTCAAAGAATTTTTCCGAATATCGGCAAAATTTGATTGAGTTTGCTAAATCATATTATCCAGATACGTATAGTGATTTTAATGAAGCGTCACCTGGTATGATGTTCATGGAAATGGCAGCATATGTGGGTGATGTTATGTCATTTTATATTGATAACCAGTTCAAAGAAAATTTATTGTTGTTTGCAAAGGAAAGAAATAATGTTGTAAGTATATCACAGGCATTGGGCTATAAACCTAAACTTACTGCAGCAGCCACAGTAGAAGCAGACATATATCAGATGGTTCCCGCATTGGGATCTACGTTTAATTACGAACCTGACCAGAAATTTTTCTTAAAAATATTAGCAAATTCTAAATTTTCTACAAGTACGTTACCAACACAAAATTTTCGTTCTACTGAGGATGTAAATTTTGCCGATGGATTAAATAGAACCATTCGCGTATTGGCACGTGATGCGTCAAATGCACCAACCATGTATGTTGTGTCTAAGAAAATAAAACTCGTATCGGCAGATATAAAAACGGCAACGTTTTCGTTTGGTTCGGCACAAAAATTTTCTAAGATAGAAATTGTAGATTCAAACGTTATCTCAATCACTAATGTGACAGATTCCGATGGAAATCCTTGGTATGAAGTAGATTATTTGGGACAAGATTTAATCATAGAAGAACGTAATATAGAATCTCGTGGCACCGGTGGATTTTTTTCATCCACCGTCATGCAATCTGGGTCATTGTCTCCCGCAAAACTTGCAATATTTCGTAAAAAACCAAGAAGATTTGCCACAAGAATTAACTCTGATATGAAATTAGAATTATGGTTTGGGTCAGGAACAAACGATACTAGTGATGAATTATTGACATTGAACTCCACACAAATAGCTAATTCAAAATATAATCAAGTTATTACTAACTCATCACTAGATCCTGCGGATTTTATATCAACGGATACGTTTGGTTTGGCTCCTGCTAATACTACACTAACGGTTACATATATGGTGGGCGGTGGAATAGAATCAAACGTGGCGTCAAATACAATTACTAGCGTAGACTATGTTAATATTGCAAACAATCCAGCAAATTATACCTCCGCAGAACAAGGATTATATAATCAAGTAGTATCTAGTGTAGCTATTCTTAATGAAGAACCTGCACGTGGTGGGGGAAGCACAGAAACGGTAGAGGAAATACGGCAAAATGCCTTAGCATTTTTTAATGCACAAAATCGAGTTGTTACCGATAAGGATTATTTAGTACGTAGTCTGGCCATGCCAGCACAGTTTGGACAAATATCAAAGGTATTTGTAGTTCGTGATGAACAAATTAACGCAATTGCACGACAAGATTCTGGTTCATTGACGTTAAATAACGATCAAAATCCATATAACGACCGGTCATATGTAGTGGACCCCGTTGCTCCCAACGCAATTAATTTATATGTGTTGGGGTATGACGAAAATAAAAATTTAGCTACATTGAATACATTAGTAAAAAAGAACTTGGCTAAATATTTAGAACAATATAGAGTACTTACTGATGACGTAAATATTTTAGATGCGTTTGTTGTGAATGTCGGTGTTCAATTTCATATTGTGGTGTACCGTAATTATAATATGAATGATGTTGTTGCACGGTGTATTGATGCAATTAAAGATTTCTTTGATATTGCAAAGTGGCAAATTAATCAACCAATTATCATGAATGATTTACGATTAACAATTGGGTCGGTGGAAGGTGTGCAAACAATTTCCGATGTAATTATAACAAATAAGTATAGATTCCAAGATGGTCGTGATTATTTTGAATATCGATATCCTATCGAAGAAGCAACTGTAGATGATATTGTATATCCATCACTTGACCCATGTATATTTGAAATACGTCACCCAGAAACCGATATTGTTGGATTCGCTCGTCAATAGAGATAATATATGAGAACATTCCTACCAACAACACAAGATGCAACAATTTATGAACGATACCCAACACTAAATACTGGTCTTGATGAAATTATTGAAGTTGGAAAAATAATAAAATCATTAGATGGCCCCAATCAATATGCGTCGGGATCAGCTCGTATATTATTAGATTTTAATATACCATCGACACAACAGTACTCCACTAGTTCAGTATATTACCTAAATCTTAGAATTGCTAACGCAACAAATGTTAACCGATACCAGCAATTACTGGTGTATCCAGTATCACGGAACTGGGTAGAAGGTAGTGGATATTTTTATCAAGATGTAGAAAATGTAGAAGACGGCGTAACATGGCAACAAGCTACTAACATAACAAATTGGACAACATCAGGAAGTGATTATACGACGGTACTATACTCTACACACAGTATATCAAACGTGCCCATCGAAGATATTAAAATTAATGTGACTAGTATAATTGCACCGGTTGTTGCTGGAAATAATGCAACAACCTGGCGTGGATTGGTGATTAAATTTCCAGACGCCGATGAACTGGATTCTACGAACGTGGGTAATATTAAGTTCTTTTCAGGAAATACACACACTATATTTGCTCCAAAATTAGAAATTGTTAGTGTAAATCAAACCTTCGTTACTGGAAGTTTAAAACCCATTCCAAATAGTAATGTTACAATTGTTCCCAAGAATATAAAAGAAGCATATACTCTAGGAGAAATAGATAAAGTATATCTAGTAGTTAGAGAACCATATCCAGACAGAAAATTTAACGCAACCCAACGGTATAAAAACATCTACTACCTACCATCAGAATCGTATTTTAGAATACGTGACCAAGTGGCAGATACGGTAATATATGAGTTTGATCAATATTCTGCTATAAATTGCGATGCATCAGGTTCTTATATTATATTAGATACGTCTGGATTGGAGGTAAATCGATATTATACATTGGATTTGAAAGTAAAATCAAGTGGATTGGTGTTCTTCCCAGAGTTTAATTATACGTTTAAAATAGATTCCGATGATTAATATATTTAATTCTTATATTCCAAAATTTTTGGTAAATCTTAAAAAGGATAACGAAGATATTATAATAGTATCCTCTTCATATTTCTCCCCAGAGGGTGACATATATGAATTAGATACACGTACATTATCTCCTAATTTAATACAAACCACACAATCTTTACAAGAATTACAACCGGAAATTTCTACGGTATATCCTTTTAAAATTGTAATGCCGTTAGATTTTGATGGGTCTACTATATTACAAGGTCCAAGTATGACCACCGAACCAACCGCCTCACAGGGATATTATGCACCTATTTACTTTGAACGATATAACGCTGATGTTATTAAAAATATAGACACGCAATTTACTGAGTTGAGTATATAATATGCCAAATCAAGCAAATTTTAGAAGTGATGTAACAACTCAGACAGAACCTCGATTTACTGCATCTAGAATTGTAAGTAACCCAAATGAAATAATTCTATTTGAAGAAGTTCCGGCAAGTTTTGCATTTGACGCACAAGACAATGTGGAAGTACATTTTTATACAATTCCTGGAAATCAATTATTATTAAGTACAACCATTACATTAAGTGATGGTATAATTAAATCTCACATAGTGTCTTACGGAGATAATTCATATAAAAATTATATCAGAATAGATTTTACAAAACTGTTCAAGGATAAAAATTTAATACTAGTACCAGGTGATTATCGAATGGTATTAAACTTCTTTTCAGATGAAATTGGAAGTTATACTGATAAACGATTGACTATTGATACTATATCACCGTTACGAACCGAAGTTCAATTAACATTTAATAATGTTGTTGATGATGTAACACGTAGAGAAGATGCTTATTTACTTAGAGAATTTGTTGAACCGTCATTTAATAAGTCGGATGCGGTAGGAGTGGCGCAGAAAATTTTTAAATCCGGTGTAGAATTGAATAATTCAACGGAAGGAGTTACGGTGGATAACGTAGTAGCAAATATAGAAATTCCAGAAATAAATCAAACCTACGCAAATACTATAGCAAGAATTGACAAGTTAAATTTACGAGAATCGTTTAATATACAAGTTAATGATTTTCTTTTACAATTATATACTTTCATAAGTGAAGACATAATTATTAATGGCGATGACCGAATACAACAGGACGAATACGAGCAAATTATTCGATCTGTTGTGCGGGACAATATAGGAAATTTGCAACAAATTATGGACAGTAGAATACAAGTTAGTTAATTACGAATCACTTTAAACGGAATATATAGATGGCTATTGGCGATAATTGTAGATCAAGTGACGATTGTAATTCAAATACTTTTTTTGACACGGCGTTAGTTTGTTTTAACGGAACGTGTGTGGAAAGTTTTGGTGGGGGAATAACGGTTACACCAACACCTACACCAACGTCAGGTGGTACCGGTAACACAACAGATGACGGTGCGGACAATCTTGCACCAAAAAAACGTTGCTGTGGACCCAGTACCAACTATGTCTGTAGACAGACGTTGGCTAATTCATGCCCACCAGACACATCAGAATGTGATGAAGTGGGTAGTTCGTGTGCGCCATATTGTAATATGAAGAACGAATATACCCAGTGTGCTACATTATTGGGAAATGAATGGACGGGAGAAGCTACCCGCACAGTAAATGTGTTGGTAAATGGAAGTCCCACGCCGGTTGGGTGCATATCATATCCAGGTGTACCAAGTGATTGGGATAGAAGTGAATGTATTAAAATTGTAGACCCGCCAAAATGTCCGCCACTCGGTGAACTTTTGTACTGCGAGAATGGATATAATTCTACAGGTGCAACTAATGCAGTACTTTCGGATGGTGGAGTAAATGGAGTCTGCGGTATCTACAGAGAAAATAATGCACTGTGCGACATTGAGGTTATTTGCGACCCAATACCACCATATTTCAAAAGATGTGATGGAACAACGGGTTTGTATGCCGATGGATGTAATGAAAAAACCCCAGATCAATGGGAACGGCGTGCAAATGATCTAAACTGTGTGGCAACACCAACGTCAACACCAACGTCAACACCAACGTCAACTCCAACGTCAACTCCTAATGGAACACCAACGTCAACTCCAACGTCAACTCCTAATGGAACACCAACGTCAACTCCTAACGGAACGCCAACGGCAACTCCTACCGCAACCCCTCTACCAACAGTAAAATGGAGAGATTGCATTTCTGGAGAATTATTTGCTGGAATTCCAAGTGATAGACGAGAAGTTGGATATAGTGGACCAGGAGGAGGTACCTGTTGGGAACCTGTAACAATTGTTACATTTAATCCTAGTTTAAATGATGAATTGGTATTTCAATACCAACGAGGCTCTACACAATATCCAATGGCAAAAATAATAACGGCAACCAATTCATCTACGGCAATATCATATGAATTGCAAATAACAACCAATTTAGATATTACAGTTACGCCCAACGTATTTATGATACCGCCAAGAAGTAATGTATCATTTACGGTTCAAGTAACACCTAAATTGTTAAATGAATTAGAAACAGGTATGTCCAAATTACGAATGTCTGTCGGCATTAGAGAATTATAATGAGTACTATTCCATTTTTACTTAGTTATACACCATATGTACCGCCAACGGGCACCAGTACAGTCAATTCCATAAATGATATGGTGGTAATTACTTTCAATCCACCAACAGAAATTAATTACGCTATAGGAACAACCCAGCAATATAATGATGTAATTACAGTTAAAAATATTACGTCAAATGTAAGATTGGAAACTACTATAGAGTTTAACGATAAAATGTTGGGGATACGTACAGATAATACAACAAGTCCATATGTATTTATAGTGGAACCTGGTGCGCAAGTTATATTACCAGTTACCTTAAAAACTGCATTTTTTGATGCACGGTCAAGTATTGCACCAGTAACGGCACCAATAAATTTTATAGTCAAAAATTTATCGAATGGGTCAGTGGCCCTTAAAAATATATAATACTATGGGTAACTATTAATGGCATATACTGACGAATACATTGAAGCAAATAGAATCGGAAATAACGTACCGGACAACTACGTAACCGTTCGTACCTCGTCTGGTGGATTTATTTTTCTAAATCCTGCGTATCCAGAGTCGATTCGGTTGTACGAGTCCGGTGAGCGTACGGGTGGGCCGGAAGAAGCCGCATCTGCGCCAGGTACATGGGTCAGATTTTTGCCAGAGGCACCACCCCCAGCAGTATACTCACAGTCAGTTACACATCCGATAGATACACCCGCCGATCCAGCAATTACGGTGGCACCAGCACCGACTACAGTAACGCAACAAGTGGTGACCCAACAACGTGACAAGTTTAATACAACTATTTCCGCAATTGTACGAGTAATTATAACTCCTGCAATAACTCCATCACAAGTATTAACCAGAAGTAATTCTATAGTAATTAAACCTACCGTAATTAATGTAAATCTTTCTGAACCCATAATTACGTCTGCGTTAGAATTTTTACAAACAGCAATTAACACGTATGTAGACGAAGAACGAACGTTAAAAACGTTATTAAATTATGGTGAAGATAAACAATCGGTTGCATTGGCGTATCGATATGGACCAGTTGATGTAAATGGATTGCAACGGCTACAATTAAAACTATTACAGCCAGTACCAGATGATATTACTGTTAGTTCCTCTGTATTTTTAAGTCGAGAAGTTACCAAAACATTAATTGATAAAGTCCGTGTTAGATTTGCGCCTGAATTGGATGCTACTCCATACTTACGTCCAAAAAATTTAGCAGTACAAACTGATCTTGATACTGGAAAGTCATTAAATAACATGACGTTACAGAAATTATCACTGCAATCAGGGTCAATGGGGGCAACTGATCAATATCAAAATAAAACTTTCGAAGACGAAATTTTTAGACAATGGTATTCATACGACTTCAAATCATCAGAACTTAATATAGATTTTACTGATTATAATAATTTTATTTTTTATGGGTCAGCCGCAATGCGACTTGAAACATTTAAACAAAAAGTTACTCAGTTAGAAACATTAGAATCTAAACGTATACAATTTTTAGCTAATTATACATCAAATACGGCGTCCGTGGGATTAATTTATCTACAAGACCAATCCGCTACATTTGCAAAACAACAAGAAGATATTATCCGTGGATTTGACCGATATGAACAATATTTGTATTTCACGCCGTCGGGGTCCAATAGTCCATATTCTGCATCCGCTTATTACGCAGACACTGGACAAGAATATAATTCACTTGCGTATTGGCCAAAGTCGGGAAGTGCGTTATGGTCCGTAAGTAGTACTACGGTTGAAAATTGGTATGAAACGCAAAGTTTAATTGCACAACGATTTGATGAATTTAACGAAAATAATTTAGTTAATACCATCCCATCACATCTCCGTGAGGATGATGCATCTGGTGCATATATTACATTTGTATCTATGATGGGACATTTCTTTGATACGATTAAACCGTTCGTAGACCAATTTCCGAACATATACAGTAGAAATTTAAATCCAAACGAAGAACTTTCTAAAGATTTAATTAATGAAATTGCAGAATCTATCGGATTTACATTACCAACATTAAATTCTGTGTACAATTTAGCAGATAATATTATTGGAACGGATTCCGAAATTCCACGCAGAGATATGTCCGCGGAACTTTATAAAAGATTATTACATAACTTACCGTTCTTTGCAAAGGCAAAGGGTACGAAAACTGCTCTAGATACGTTATTAAAAACGTTTGGTATTGGACCGCAATTACTCAGCGTGAAAGAAACCGGAACTCCTGAATCCAGTTCGTATCACGTATATGACGAATATACGAATGGGTTACAATTTACTCAAGCAAAAACTTCATATATAGAGGTGCCGGTATCTGCATCAACACGTACTCCTACAACACTACAATTTACGTGTGTTACGGAAAACACAACAACACCAATTACAACCTTAGTAACTGGTGACGAAAAGTGGGCATTACACGTAGCGAGACATCCAAGTAATACGTCACTTGGTAGATTTATAATAACATCTGGTAGTAATACTATACAAATATTGTCAAGTAGTTACCACGAAATTTACAACCAACCGGTGAGTATAACATTACAAACATACGCATCAACATCATCGGTATACATAATACAGACAGACGGCGAAGATCTAATATTCAGTTCAATATCAAGTAATTCAGATAAATTCCCATCACTGTGGCAAAGTACAAATTATGTTTATATGGGCGCATCGGGTTCTCGGACAATTTCTAGATTTGAAGGCACAATTGACGAAATACGTTTGTGGAATGACACATTATCAGATGAGGTAATTCTAAACACGGTATTTGATGCCGGTTCAAACGCAGGTGACACATATTCATCCGCTGCTGATAATTTATTGGTGCAATTATCTTTTAATAAAATTGATACCGGATCATTAATAGCGTCATCTTCGGTACCAAACGAAAGTCCATATAAAAATATATCTGTGTCTCCATCATTAGAAACATTATCAACATTTAATGTCACTGGGTCTGATTTTGTGAGGTACAACAGAACAATTCGACAAGAAATGCCATTTGCGGGGTCAAGTGGATATATAACAAATAAAGTAAAGGTGGCCGCGCCACCGGTATTTATTGATGATACGAAAGGAGCAAGATTATACAGAACACAAAGTATTGTTTCTGCGCAGACAAAAAAACTTCGTAGAGGTCGTAATAAAGTTGTATTGGCAATGTCTCCAACCGAAATCATCAACCAAAATATCATTCGTAATTTAGGATTAGAAAATATTAATGCAGTACTCGGGTCACCGACAACATTATACACGCAGTTTGATAAATCGTTGGAAACATTAAAACGACATTACCAACAATATCATTATGTGTATGTCAACACGAATCGATTTATACGAATTGCCGCAGATGTAGGGTCTGTATTAAATCAAGTAATGGATTATTTTATTCCATCAAAGGCGGCAACAATCCAAGGCATTCTTATAGAACCAAATATTTTGGAACAGGTAAAAATACCACCCGTAAAAAATATTCGTTTTTATGGAAAAGATACAAAAAAAACCTTATCGGCAGTTGGGTCATTATCGAGCAGCCGACCAGATTATGGAGCCACATTTAATGTATCTGATGTAATAGAATCTGCGGTCACAACGGTAGAAGGAAATTATCCGACGTATAGAGTGCAAGAACAAGTAACATTGCCACTACCCGTTTCTGCAAATGTCATTAACCAGACCACAAAGTTAGATATGCAACCTGCCACATTAACAGGAAGTTATTCAAACTTAAAAACCACGATAGCAGAAGATGTGAATCTGGTAGAGGCAAAGTTTACAACTTATAACAAACGACATGAAATATGGCAATTGACGGACATCAGTTCTTCCAGACCAGCACGAGCTTCAAATATTGACATGCAGTTATCTGACATGAACAAAATTCCATATAATGATGTAAATAACGGAAGTATAGGATCAGAGCCATACAGTAGATTATATACTAGAAAATTATTTGATACGGAAATTGCCACACCTCGGTTGGGAGGAAATACTAGTATATATGTACCTGCGGTATATGATATTCAACCGTCAACAGATTTTAGAGATGTGGGAGTATACACATATTTTAACGATACATATGGAATTTATTATTTTCCAGTAATAGTAAAAACCCCAGTATATACGCGGCCACTAAATGCCACATGGAACAACGTCAGTCAATCATTTGACGGGGATATTACATGGACTGTTGGAAAAAAATACAACATTTATGATGTGGTATATCAAAACATAGATAGTACATATACGAGTATTGATGGTTCAATAAAAGCCGCACAGGGTGGTAATGGAAAATATTATGTATTTACCACAAGAACATCATATAAAGAATCCACGGATGGTACTCCAGCATATACTGACGGAGTTCCATCATATACACCGCCATCCTTGGATAAAAACAATTGGGAATTATTAAGATTTTTACCTATACAAAAACTAGAACCGCGCAGAATTGTATATGATACATATACTATACCAACTCCTGCGCTAAATAATTATAAAACAACCACGATATCAATAAATAAAATTATAGATGTGCCAGACAGATATGTAGATTTATTTTCTTTACCATCGGTGAATGGAAACTCATATATTACTGGTGAGGTAGTGGTACAAAATATCGCATTGTTATTCGGAATACAAACAGGAACTACTGGATTGCGTATTCGTTTTTATAGAACACAAACGGCACGTGACGTAGATATTGCACGACCCATTGAAAGTATGCCATTAAATTCACACGGCGTACTATTAGATATGCAAATGTCCACTACCAACGTAGAAACCATAGGACCAATTTCTACATTAGTGGCTGATAGTATGCCACCTTCCGGAAAACTTTTTTACACGATAAATAATACTACTACAACTATAAAAGATGTTAATTTATTATTATATTATTATGCATTACAAATTGAACCACGAATTCCGTTTGGATATTTGCGCAAGCATTATAGATTTTTTAGAGACAATTCCACTGCTACGAAACGACGAAATTATGTAGGATGCTTAAACACAAAAGATACTACAATTGATGGGCGTGACCCAGTTGAAGTATTCTTAAGTGAAGGAACAGATATTACGATTGCAAAAACACAAACCAATACGGAAATAACTACGGGTGGTGGTGGAACCTTAAACGTAACGTAATAAAACAAACAATACTATATATGTATATCAGACCTCTTATTATTCGGAGTTATTATTTATGGGATATTTAAATAAAGCAAGCGTTACGGTTGACGCTATTTTAACAAAAAAAGGACGAGAATTGCTTGCACAAGGCCGTTCTGCATTCAACATTACACAGTTTGCGGTATCAGACGATGAGATTGATTATTCTTTATATGATCCCGCTCACCCACTTGGAACGGAATATTATGGTTCGGCGATTGAAAATATGCCCATTGTAGAAGCTTCCGTAGATGAAACACAAAATTTACGATATAAACTGGTCACCTTTGCCCAAGGACAAAATACAATTCCATTATTACAAGTTGCACCAATTTCTATTGAACTACGATATTCTACGAACGCATTGGGACAGCAGGTAACGGTAATTACTACCGGCGGAACTAATCTGGACCAAACACTTGGATACACTGCAATTCTGTATGACAGAGAAGCTGCTTCATTAACAAGTAATGGTGTGGCTGGAAGTGCAACGGTACCATTGTTTGTGGGAGAAACCTCTTCGGTAAATTCACAGAATGCCATCGTATTAACAGGGACACAATTTACCCTCACCCCACGAAATGTAAATACGGAAACATCTACACAACTAGTAATTATTGGCAATGAAACCGGCGCAACAAAGGTAATTCCAGTAACTATCCTTCCAGCTACAGTAGCGTAACCAACACTAGGAAATATATATGACTATTTACACAACTCTTCAGAACGATGATATAGTGACCGCAAACCCCACAACCATAACTACTGGATTGTTCACGGGTGATACGGGTTCATTTGAAAATTTATTGTATATTAATGATGGCGATGGCCAACAGTTTGGTACAAGTGGCGAATATTATTTTGACGCATTTAATATTGATCCTACTAGTAATCCACTAGCGGAAGTACAATTTGCCATTAGTTATGGTCACATAAACGGCGGTGGTTCTCCAACGCTTGATGTAAATGAACAATCAAAACTACCAACAAAAGCAATATACAGTCAATATAGAAATTTATTATTAAATCCCGAAGATACAAAATTTTCTTTTCAAGGGGTAGATTCCGACCACATATATGTCATAAATTTTCAACGAGCTCGTATTAGAGAACAACTTGATCCGGGAAATTGGGAATTGCCGTTGTCTGGTGCAAATGGAATTAGTACGTTTATCGATGATAGTGGTCAAACATTAGGCGCACTAACTGCAAATAGTAAAGCAGGTAGAGTGTTTAACATAATTTCCGGTGCCTTGTCAAGTACATCTGGTTCAATTTCTGCCGCAACGGGGTCAACCACTTGGGGAACTAGTGGACCTGGATATGGATTAGTATATCCAGATTTAGGTATCATTGTATTAAACCCAAATGCAATTGGTCCTGCGGTTGGATTCTTTACATCGGCATCATCAGTGCTATTGACAGGAAGCCAGGCCACATCGTCTAGAGACACATTGTACTATTCAGCCACCTATCCTGACTATAATGAAACTACACAATATCCATTTGCACCAATTGTGCATGCACTCAGTGAAACTGCGTGGGGTTCCAATAAATCTGCGTACAATCATGCTGGATTATATGTAGCAATTAGAAACGCAACATTTGCTACTGGAAGTAATAAGGGATTTAGAGCACGTTCTGCTGAAACTATTGCCTCTACCCATTACTTTGTAAGATTACGTAATAAAGAATATAATTACTCTAATAATCCAACATTCTCCAATCCAAATACGGGTGTATTAATCCAATCGAGTTTTAAAAATGATCCAAAAGTTTATATTACAACGGTTGGATTATATAATTCTAAGAATGAATTGTTGGCAGTGGCAAAATTGAGTAAACCAGTTCGTAAAAGTTTCGATGAAGAAATTTTATTAAGAGTTAGACTCGACTTTTAATGAAAGTCTTTAGTACGTTAGATTCAAAAGATTATACTGTTGAAGACATGTACGTATCTGCTCCCATGTCTTGGGAGTTACTATCTGGGTCGTCGGGTATACATATTACATCGCCCGACGAGTTGGATGGTGCAATTACAGTAGGTCGTGCTACTAATGACCCAACTGATTTTTTTGAAAGTGATTTTCCTAAAATTAATTCTGATTCTGGTGTATATGAATATATTTTATATTCATCCATAAAACATTTGTTTTATAACAGAGGAAACTTCTATAGTGGGTCGGTATTGACCACTTCTAGTTTAGCAGGATTGCCAAATGATTCTTACGTATTTAGTATTGGACAAAATTTTTATGGGGATAGAGTAAAACCGGGGTCATTTGAAATAACTACAGAAATTGCAAATACGGCAATACGGGATGACGGTAGAGGTAATTTATACTACGTCAGTTCGTCGGTTAATGTATATCTCGGTAATATATTTTACAATACAGGTATTGCAGTCATCAAACACGATACGGCATCGATAAATACTTCTATATCGTCAACTGGATTACAAATAGTAAGTGGCACGAATGTATATGTGGATTATAATAGTGATGTAAAACTTCATAGACATCAAGTGAATGTAAAATTACGTCCTATGGATTTTAATTTTTCTCCATTTAATCCGTCAATATTATCTGCATACACCGCAACGACGGGCAGTGTTACACAGTCATTTAATGAAATGAATATTAAACCGTCCAGTGGAAGTTCAACGTGGAATTTGTATAATTTAATGAGTGCTGGAGTTATCAAACCATATATTACAACAATTGGGTTATATAATGACAAGTACGAATTGTTAGCAGTGGCAAAAACAAGTGAACCAATTCAACGTACTTTTGATGTTAACCAGATATTTATAGTTAGGTTCGATACCTAATACTTGGAGATTTATATGACGTTAGAAGAAAGATATAAAAATGCAGCAGCTAACACGAATGCAGGCAGAGCTAAAGCAAATACGGATTTGGTACAAGACAGTTCAGGCCCTGGTGTAAATTTTATGGATGCTGGTGCACGTATAGGGTCAACTGATACAATGCAATCAAATTTTCAGCAAGAAAAAGCTAAGACCACTGAGTTTGTCCAAGGTACAGATACAGTAATTGCTGCAAATGAACGTAAGGGATTGAGTCGTTGGTATGGAAGAGCATTAAATTATGCATTTACCGATCCAAATGCAACCGCTAGTTCTATAAAAGACTCAGCGTGGAAAACTTATAAGAGTATGAGAACGGATACGCTTGATGCATGGAAGGATAATCCAACCAATTTTCATCGGTGGACGCCCACAGCAAAGTTTGCAATTTCGGCCACTTTATCCTCGTTTGCTAAAGTACGTGCAGCAGCAAAAACTGTTGCAACATAAAATTTATTAAATTACTATAACGGTTATATGAAAAAACGTACTACCAAATTGAGCCACTCAACGGATGTCCATGCAATATTTAATGGAACCCCCGATGAAGTGGCTCAATTGCGTTTACCTAAACCACGAACGCCATCTGCACAAACTGTTCAAAAAACAGTTATTAGAACCGAGTGGCAAGAAAAGTTCTTGGAAAAAATAAAATTATGTCATAAACGCAATTTAAATAAAGTGGTGAATAAGATTTTAAAACGTGCTGATTCCACCAAAATTGCGTTAGTAACTCGTTCAAAAAAACATGGTGTGGAATGTAATATTACCGTGGAAGAATTGCGAGAGCTTCTGTACAAAATGTACGGAACGAAGTGTAAATACTGTGACAAGATATTAAATATTAATACGTTAGTATTCGATCATATTATTCCGATTTCTAAGGGTGGGTCGAGTAATATAGATAATATTCAAATTATTTGTAAGACCAGTAATGGCATGAAAGGGTCGTTAAGTGAAGAAAATTTTCAGATAGTATTAGATTGGTTAGAGACTGTGCCCGAAGAAATAAAAAAAGATATTAGTGTTAGATTAGCACGAGGTGTCATTTAACCCTTGATTTTGTCAAGTGGTTGTGTTATCATTAGAGTATGACTATACTCACACTACTCCAACAAATATTAGGCATATATACGCAGCAGGCAGATGAATATCTATTTCACTGCCCGTTTTGCCATCATGCAAAAAAGAAATTATCTGTTAATATATCAAATAATAAGTGGAAGTGTTGGACGTGCGGTAGTAAAGGTGGTCATATTATTTGGTTATTAAAAAAACTCAATATCTCTAAAGAACTTATTCAACAATTTAAACAAGTGTTGGGTGATGAAGATATTAAGATATATAAAGCAACAACTGCCGATATTAAATTATTTCTTCCTCTTGAATATAAGCCGTTGTGGAAATCTGAAAAAAGTTATTCGTATTTGAATGCTATTTCTTATTTAAAAAATCGTGGAGTGCGGACTGATGATATATTGCGATATCGTATGGGATATTGTGAAACCGGTCCATATGCGGGACGTATTATTGTCCCATCCTATGATAGTAATAATCAGTTAAATTATTTTACCGCACGATCATTTTATGAGGGTGGGATGAAATATAAGAATCCTCCAGTAACAAAAAACATTGTATGTTTTGAGAACATGGTAGATTGGAACGACCAAATAATTTTATGTGAGGGCATGTTTGATGCTATATCTCTTAGGAGAAATGCTATACCGCTACTTGGCAAAACGATTCCGAAGAATTTGGAGCAAGCGTTACTACAGAATAAAGTAAAAAATGTTGTAATTTTCTTGGACGAAGACGCACAATCTGATGCTATGAAATTGGAACAACATCTTAAACAATATGATATGAATGTTAGTGTAGTGTTAACAAAAGGAAAAGACGCAGCAGATATGGGGTTTGAAACTGCATGGGAAGAAATTAGTAATTCTCGCAGTACCACATTTAAAGAATTTATTGGACAGAGGTTATTAAATATATGACACGTAAAGAAGAAATAGAACTTATCGCAAAAGGGTCTGGTGTGGACATTGCTGATATTGAAGAATTGTTAGATTTGATAGATCCCAATGACATGATATCGCCAATAACGGCTGGTATGGCATGGAAAGATTTTTGTAAAAGTTATGATGCAGTTTGGTTAGACCCCAAAGGTATTTCAATGGGAGTGTTTGCAGGATGGTTACTTACAAAGAAGGTATTATGAAAATAAATGTTCCATTTAATAAATTAAAATCTATTGTTCACATTGCTGATATTCACATTCGGTTGTTTCGTCGTCATGAAGAATACGAAACCGCGTTCGAAACATTGTATACAGACATTCGTGCAAAGAATCTTAAAAATTTTGTCATTGTATTGGCAGGAGATATCGTGCATGCAAAGACGGATATGTCCCCAGAAATGGTCGAAGTCACTTCTAAGTTTCTGGCAAGTATTGCCGACATTGCTCCAACAATTTTAATTGCGGGTAATCACGATTGTAATCTTGCCAATACAAACAGATTGGATAGTCTTACTCCAATTGTGAATAGTTTACAACATCCAAATCTTTATTATATTAAGAACTCTGCTATTGTCACGGTTGCAGACACCGACTTTGCGGTGATGTCTATTCTTGATGATGCAACAGAATGGCCACGTGCAGACGAATGTGATTCTTCGCATAGAATTGCACTATACCACGGACCTGTTCACGGTTCAACGACTGATGCGGGATTTACGATTACAAATAGACATGTACACGTAGCCACATTCGACGAATTTGATATGGTGTTGTTAGGTGACATTCATAAGCATCAAGTACTCCAAGATAGCAATCCAGTAATTGTCTATGCATCATCCCTCATTCAGCAAAACCACGGGGAAAGTCTTGACAATCATGGATGGTGTTTGTGGGATGTGCAATCACATACGTTTGAATTTATTCCTCTTCACAATGATTACGGATATGTAACACTAGAAGTATCCGATGGAAATATCACCTATCCGTCACATATGCCGAAGAACGTTCGCATGCGACTGTTCACGGGTGATTTAGATAATACCCAAGTAAAAAAGATTATTACCACGCTTCGTAACAATCATAATATAATTGAACTCAGTGTCAATAAGAGTCGATTCAATAAGACCATCAATCGGTCTACTACGGTTGCCCATGATGCAATGGATTTGACAGATGTGTCATTACAACATACACTGATTACAGATTGGTTGACCAGAAACAATAGTTCATTGGATGCCGAGGTATTAACAGCAATTCAAAAGATTAATACTGACCTCAACGGAAGAATTCAACACGATGACCAATCTAGAAATATTCATTGGCGTCCACTGAAGTTTAAGTTTTCAAATATGTTCTCGTATGGAGAAGACAACGAAATTAATTTCAGTGATATGAAAGGATTGTATGGAATCTTTGCTGCAAACGCAAGTGGTAAAAGTTCTATTATGGATTCGTTGATGTTCTGTTTATATGACAAGACTCCACGGGCATTTAAGGGTGACCATATTATTAATAATCGTAAGGATACGTTTGAATGTGAATTGACCTTTGAAATTAATAATGAGGTCTATGGTATTAAACGAAATGGTGCTCGTAAAAAGAACGGTGATGTCAAAGTTGATGCACAATTCTGGAAGGTAACTCCTACTGGTATTGTTTCCTTGAATGGAGAAGACCGTCGAGATACAAATGCAAATATTCGTAACTATGTTGGGTCATATGAAGACTTTGTAATGACGGCATTGAGTGGACAAACCAGCAACGCATTGTTCATTGATAAATCCCATTCGGAGCGAAAAGATTTACTTATTCAGTTTATGGGATTGAATATCTTTGATAAGTTGTTTGATGCTGCACACGATGAAGCAAAGGAAATTACGGGAGTTCTCAAACGATTTAAGAAGTCAGAAGTTACCGACAATATTGCATCTACCCATGCTCAATTGACTACAGCACAAGAAGAAGTTTCCCATGTCGAAGTGGAACATATGGAACTCAAGGAAAGTCGGGAAGTACTTGATGATGTATTAATTTCTACACAAGAACTAAAAAGACCTGTTCCATCAACGTCCGGCAATCTTGTCGATTTAACTAAGGCATTAACTAATGCAACAACAAATCGTAAGAAGGCACAGGAAGATGTGGCAATTGCAGAATATGCATTGACTGATAGTGAAATGAATTTAACTGATGCGTTAAGTGACTTTGAGCAATATGATATGGGTGCTCTTAAAGAATCAGTAGCTAACTGGAATAAGTTAAATGATATTTTAATAAAGGGAAATAGTGCTCTTCGTGTTGTGAATACTAAAATTGATGAAAAAACAAAATTTAAGAATAAACTATCAAGTTACAAATATAACTTAAATTGTGATGTGTGTGTCACCAACAATGCATCGGTTATTGAAGATTTGGACGCAGTACATAATGAACTAGACGAGTTAAACGCAAAACGGTTAATCCAAGAAGATTCCATTACCCAGATTATTGATAAGATGAAACCGTTGGAAACTGATAAGGAAATATATGAGGAAGCATTGGTTGCCCAGAAAGAAATTGAATCATGTGGGTTTGACGTAGAAAAGTCAAAAACTGTATTAGCAAATTGTAAGGTAGTTCTTGAAAAAATAGAAATTTCTATTCCTAATATTGAGAATGAAATTGTTATTTATAAAACTAACGAAGAAAATATTCTACACAATCAAGCAATTGATATTGATATTGCACAAATTCAAGAAAAGATTACTACGAACAAAAAGATGATGCAGTCGGTTGAACAAAAACTTCGGGCACTACATGGTAATATTAGTGTGTTGGAATCAAAGAAGCAAGAATTAATGAATAAATTAAAGGAAGCAGAAGAATTGGAAATTACCTACGAAGCATATAATCAGTATATGACTGCGATTGGTCGAGATGGTATTCCATATGAACTGATGAGTAAGGCAATTCCTAATATTGAATCGGAGATTAACTCAATCCTTTCACAGATTGTAGACTTTACAGTGGCATTAGAAGTGGATGGGAAAAATATCAATGGTAAATTAACCTATGATTATGATCGTATTTGGCCGTTGGAGAACAGTTCTGGCATGGAACGATTTGTCAGTAGTCTTGCCATTCGTATTGCACTCATGAACGCAAGTAATCTTCCCAAGTCAAATTTCATGATAATTGATGAAGGATTTGGGGTATTGGATGCTGAACACATGCATTCTATGCAAACACTGTTTAATTTACTTAAAACGCATTTTGATTTTATATTAATAGTAAGTCACTTAGAGACTGCCCGTGATATGGTAGATAATTTAATAGAAATTAAAAAAGAGGATGGATATTCTCAAATCTCAATTTAAGTGCGGGGTAAACTATTTATACATACCTGTAGATATAACCGAGAAGTAAATGGCACGCACTAGAAAATCTATACAACCGTTAAATCTTTATAAATACGATGTCCTTATAGAAGATAAGGCCACCAGATCAGATTACTTCAAAGTATCACAATTTGATGGTAACTTTTATGGCGGCCGTAACGCGTTTCTTGTGGCAGGTGCGAGTGTATTAAAACCTAATTCAAGAATACTCGTAGAAATATTAAATAAAGATGGTAGTACAGTATACAGTGCCCCTGTTAGTTCATTTGTTGAAGGAAGTTCCCGTCTTATACAAATTGAAGTATATAACGATACACCGATTGGGGCCGGAAAACTAGTATTATTGGGATGCGCAGAAACATATTTGGACGGTAGACCCATACCTGCAGTGTGGAAAAATAAATATAATGTGCGTTGGATAGTAGATGTTATTATTTCTCCATTAATAGAAAATAAAACTCCTATTAGGTTTGAAAAGACGCCATCTATAGTAGCCACTGAAAAGTTTTATTATGCACCGAGTTCGTCAGTATTCGTACAACAACTTAGAGTTCCGGTGGATGTTGAACTTACTCAACAATATTTTAATGTATTTCCAAATGGATATTTATTAAAAACGCAGGGGTCGTCACAATACAACTCAGACTACCTTGACGGGTTTATCACAGGAACGATTGCCTTTAGTAATAGTACAATTTCTGAAACCGCAAGTATCAATATACCAATTACCAAAATTTATAATAATACTCTTGCGGAATCGCAAGGTGTCTTAATTTATACTAATAAAAATAATTTAATATCGAACGCAATTTTAAGTAGTAGTGGAATATATACTGCTAGCATTCAACCGTTTGGGGTAGTCACGGTAAGTAGTAGTATTAATATTCAATATAATAAACTGCTAACAGTTAATACAGGGTCGTCTGTATCGTTTGCAAAACTTCGATTGGTTGATTTAAAAACTACATCCGGTGAGATTCATAAAGTACGACTTGCATATAAACCGTCTACTGAACCTGGGGAGTTTATAGCATTGGGTGATGTAAACACTACGGTTTCTGAATTATTAACTATTGATAGTAGTAGTAGAATGGTAGAAACGGGACAGTTTGCTGATATAAAAATTAGTGATTACTGGTATAGTGAAACTATGTCACTTCAAAAAAATGCAAGTAATCCAATATTGCCTGCGTACTATATTTCTTCATCATTATCGTCATCATATTTGCCAATTGTGCAATCGTCCACTACATTGATGGATGCAATCTCATCTACTCCGCAAATAGTTAATAATAGTTATGTTAATAACATTTCATATTTTATTGGTACCAAAAATACCAATACAATACAAATATTTCCACGGGTTGAATATACATTAACGTTTGACGCCATAGTAAGTAAAATGTCATCGTCGATTACATTAAATCAAGATGACTATTCATTAGAAATATATTTAGTGCGGGAAGGTGGGTTTGGTACACAACTATTAGAAACTGATAGTCGTGGACAATTACTGGGAACGTTGACACCAATAGCTACATTTCAGCGGCAAAATTTTGAAAATACGGAATTTAATTTTACTCCAAAAATTATTACTACCGGAAATTTTGGATTACGATTTGTTGCATATGGTGGATTTTGGGACATTGCAAACGTATCAATAAAACCTGCACAAGAACCATTTTTTAGTCCAGATGAAATTGATATACTTATTCCCAATACAAACTATCAAACGTCCGTCTTAACCTTCAGAGCCGATTATTTAGACGTTAATAATAACTCTACGGGACTGTATACAATTTCCACACCAGTATACTTTACTGGGTCTATCATTCCACAAACTATTGCAGCTTCTGCATCATATGCAGTAACAGCGTCATATGTACTTCCTTCAGGATTACCTGCAGGAATAAACACGGGGTCATTTACCGGGAGTTTTAAAGGAATATTTACTGGAGATGGGTCGGGATTGATAGGACTCACTTCAGCAAATTCTGGGTCAACTGTTTCTGACCACGGAACAATATTAGGTAATGCAGCAATATTAAATTTTACTGATAATCTTACGGTATCGTTAGCATCGTCCACTGCGTCAATTGGATTAGTAACGGCGTCATTTGCTACAACAGCGTCATTTGCACAAAAAGTACAATCAAGTCAACTCGGATATTTAGAAACTACCTATTATGTTACCCAAGAAGGGTCAGATGCAAATGATGGAAAGACATTGGTAAGTGCATTCAGAACCATTAAAGCCGCTGCGGTTGCTGCAAGTGCAAGTATTGCCGCAAATCCACGCATTCCACCACTTCGAATTACCATCAAAGTAAAAACAGGATATTATATCGAAAGTGCATCAATTTGGGTTCCCCCATATACTTCTATTTATGGTGACGATTTACGTACTGTCGTTGTATCCCCTACCGACGCTACCAAGGGGGAAAATTTATTCTTGATGAATAACGGTACGTATGCATACGGTCTTCGGTTGGAAGGTTGCGAAATTGATAATTTAGAAGATCCCCGTAAAGGATTCTTCTTTGCCTTTGCACCAAGTGCGTCAATTGCAACTTCCCCATACATTCAAAACTGTACATCTGCCCGTGCCCCACAGGATAAATTCTACACGCCATTAACACCAAATGACGGAAATATTTTAGTCGGAAACGGGCCGGGTGGTATGATTGTGGATGACTCTGTACTAGATGGATATAGTCCATTGAAATCTATGATTGTGGATGCCTATACGCAGGTAGCATTTAATGGGATTGGATTATGTGTTCGTGGGCGTGGATATGCACAACAAGTATCCTTCTTTACCAATTTTTCTCGTGTAGGTATATTTGCAATTGACGGTGGACATGCGTCATTGTTGAATTCAAACACCACGTTTGGTGATTATGGATTACGATCTAAAGGAAAGAGAATACTAGTTATTCCCGATATTTCAACAGTAAGTAATTACACCAGTTCAGTAGATTATGCAACGGTAGTAGCACAAAAGTCAAATATACAGACATATATGATGAATAATCTGATAGTGAGTGGGAATTATTCATCGTCATATTCCACAAATACTGCCGTATCTGCTTCAACTATTAAAGATTCTGGATTATTAATTGATGCAATTGCCGCAGATTTATTGGTAGTATCGGCCTCACGAACATCAAATTTCGTCCAAGGATTATTTCAGGGACAAGATATAAGCGTGGGGAGTATTTACACAATCAACAGTGCCAGCGGATTTGACAAAGGTGCTATTGCCGCATTTCGTGTAAACGACGGACTTAAGATGACACATGACTTTACTGCGTCATATAAGTATATACGGGACTATATATATACAATTGGGGGATTAAATGCATCCGCTAAGTTAAAACTAAGTCAATCATTAGATGTGGGAATAAAAACACTTCAAAGTGTTGTTATAAACGTAGAACCCACCTTGTTACAAGAGTTTGGATCATTAGTTACCTCTACGTCACATGACTTTTCCTATGCAGGTTCTGGTGTAAACTTCTTGGCACTTCCCGCAAACCAATCCGGTGTTGGCGTAACAAATATTGAACTGCGAGTATACGAAGAAGACGGCGGACGAGTATATCATACGTCAGGTGATGAAACTGGAGATTTTTACGCAGGAAACGACTTTATCATTCGACAAGACACCGGAACGATTGATGGAAGAACTTTTAGTAAATCAATTGCTGCACAAGTTACTCCATTGCAATTGGCATTAGAATCCATTTAAATAGGAAATATTCATGGCAACAAAAATACCAATTAATACATTTAAACTCGTACCAAAAGATTTAAATGGTGGAGAAAATATTATTTATACAACTCCGGTAAATGTATCGACAATTATTTTATCGTTACATCTTGCCAATTATTCTACAACGGACCAACGAGTAAGTGTTCGATTGGTTAGTGGGTCAGTTACGGCATCAATTTTAGTGGAAGCATTGGTTCCAACAAAAGAAACTCTGAATCCATTTAGTGGTCGAGTGGTGTTAGAAACTAGTAATAGTCTAGTGGTGAGCGCGTCCAATTCAGGAGCAATACAGGCAGCACTGTCCATTCTTGAAAACGCAAATACCTAATATATAATATGGGAAAATATACCACGCGGCTACCATTAGATATTAAAATAGGTGACCCACAAAATAATCACATTCCAATCTATGACCAAACTAGGGGACTGTGGAATACAGTATCTACTAGTTCGTTAATATTTTCAACTACCAGTGCGTCATATGCTACCACAGCATCCTATGTAGCAGGAAATGTTCTTTCTGCTTCATATGCACTAAGTGCAAGTCATGCAATAGTAGCAGACGCAGTAGAAATTGTTGCCGGTGGAAGTATAACTGGATTGGGAGCATATTCGGGTTCATTTACTGGATCATTTACTGGATCTATTTTTGGAACCGCAAGTGTATCGATAAGTTCATCAATTGCCACTTCGGCCTCGTATGCACTTACGTCAAGTTATGTAACTAACGCATCAGTATTCCCATTTACGGGCAGTGCAATTATATCGGGAAGTCTGAGTAATACAGGTTCACTCTCAGTTTCGGGTTCTACTACTTTATTTAATACTCTAACTATTAATCACAACCCACAATTAAATTTTGTCGGTAATACTGCATTTTTACGATATTCCACGGGAGATTTTAGACTAGGAACTGATACTGGCGGTGGTATAATCTCCTTCATGACAAACGGAACTACTGCATGGTATATTGACACGAGCCAACGTTTATTACCAAATTTTGGTAATACAATGGATATTGGGTTGACCGGCCAACGTGTTAAGACCATATGGACTACCAACATTAGTTCTTCCAATCCAATTGCAAGTTCGTCCTTTGCTACCACGGCAAGTTGGGCCAATAACGTTACATCTGCGTCATTTGCAACTACGGCTTCCGCTGCAACGTCAATTACGTTTACTCCACCAACCGCATCTTACGCATTAACCTCATCTATAGCCACAACGGCGTCCTATGTAGCAGGAAATATTTTGTCAGCATCCTACGCACTAACGGCATCTATTGCAACTTCAGCATCTTATGCGTCACAATCGTTCTTTGCAACCTCTGCATCTTATGCTTCTTCGTCGTTAAGTTCGTCTTACGCATTAACGGCCTCCGCAGCAACGTCCATTACGTTTACTCCACCTACAGCGTCTTACGCATTAACGTCATCGTTTTCTACTACTGCGTCTTACGTAGTAGGAAACGTACTTTCGGCGTCTTACGCATTAACGGCCTCCGCCGCAACGTCCATCACGTTTACTCCGTCAACTGCGTCCTACGCACTAACGTCATCGTTTGCAACGTCGGCGTCTTACGCTTCTTCTTCATTGAGTTCATCCTACGCAATAAGTTCTTCTTATGGAGTAATTGCATTAAGTTCGTCCTATGCGTCACAGTCATTTATTTCAATTTCATCATCATTCACAACAACGGCAAGTTATGCAACAAGTGCATCATATGCACCAATTTCTAATACGGGATCATTTTCTGGTTCATTTACCGGAAAATTTACTGGCGATGGGTCGGCATTAACTAATTTAAGTGCAGTAGGAGCAGGAGTAGATATTACTGACGAAGGAACTTTCCTAGGAAACGCAGGTAGAATAGAATTTGGTAATTATCTAACGGCAACAGTTTCATTTGCAACGGCATCTATTAATGTAATATTACCATCATCGTTAAGTACAGGATCATTCTCTGGATCATTCACCGGATCTTTATATGGTACTGCATCATTTGCAACCTCAGCGTCTTACGCTTCTTCGTCGCTAAGTTCGTCTTATGCACTAAGTTCTTCAAATGCAATAAACGCAGTTAGTTCATCCTATGCATCACAATCATTTTTTGCAACATCTGCGTCTTACGCTTCTTCGTCGTTAAGTTCGTCCTACGCTTCTCAATCATTCTTTGCAACTTCTGCGTCTTACGTAGCAGGAACCGTGTTATCGGCATCTTACGCATTAACGGCTTCCGCAGCAACGTCCATTACGTTTACTCCACCCACGGCGTCTTACGCACTAACGTCATCGTTTGCTACGTCTGCGTCTTACGCTTCACGTTCATTCTTTGCTACGTCGGCGTCCTACGCTTCTTCGTCGTTGAGTTCATCTTACGCACTAACGGCTTCCGCAGCAACGTCCATTACGTTTACTCCACCCACTGCGTCCTACGCACTAACGTCATCGTTTGCAACGTCGGCGTCTTACGCTTCTTCGTCGTTGAGTTCATCCTACGCATTAACGGCTTCTGCAGCAACGTCGGCGTCTTACGCTTCTTCGTCGTTGAGTTCATCCTACGCATTAACGGCTTCTGCAGCAACGTCCATTACGTTTACTCCGTCAACTGCATCATTTGCAATAACTGCGTCATATGTAGCAGCGGGAGCAGTTGGTGGTATTGTTACTTCTGCTTCCTACGCACTTTCATCCTCATTTGCCACAACTTCTTCTGCAGCAACGTCAATTACGTTTGCCGTTAACACAGGCTCGTTTACTGGTTCGTTCATCGGAACGCACAGCGGGTCTACGTTTGGTACCAGCAGTTGGGCACAATCATCGTCAGTGGCAATTTCATCATCCTTTGTCGTCTCGGCATCGTATGCAGTTAGTGCAAGTCGGGCAATATTAGCAGATACGGTAGAAGTTATTTCGGGCGGAAGTATCACGGGATTGGGAGCATATTCGGGTTCATTTACTGGGTCATTTACTGGGTCAATTCAAGCAACAGGTGTACTTGGCAACATCTTAACACAAACATCAAGTTCCATTGGAATCGGTGATTATTTTTATGACACGGGAGTTACTGTAACTTCATTAGTTCCCACTGGTCCTGCGGTATATGAATTACTTACGCAATATAACCCAAACACCGCAGGAAGTAGTAATTATCGCAACATTATTCATGGTAATATTTATATTAACGACGGATACGACGGTATACAAAATGTAGTTACCGTTCAATATAACGAATTATTTAGATCAATCGGGTCGGGAAGTTACGATGGGGCAGGTTCAAACGTAAATGTATCGTTTGTAAATACAACCAACGCATTATCAGCAACCGAACGGGTCACCGTTCCAATTGCCAGTGGTTCGTGGCAAATGCGAATTAGATTTAGTGAAAATTCAACACCACCGGGAACAGTAGAGTACCGGTCGGTGCGACTCTTGAGAAAATTATAATATGAGTAGAACTATTCAATTACACACAGGTAATCAAAGTCTGATTACGTTGGCAACCTCTGCTTCCTTTGCACCAACTATACTACCGGCTGGAACAGTCAGTAGTTCTGGCCAAGTATCCTACACAGGTCTTTCTAATATACCCACAAACATTGTATCTAGTTCTGCACAAGTTACGGCATTCTTACCTGTGGGAACGGTATCAAGTTCAGGACAAATATCGTATGCAGGACTCTCCAACATTCCATCGGGTATTGTATCTAGTTCGGGACAAGTATCCTACGCCGGACTATCCAATATACCCGTAGGTATTGTTAGCAGTTCTGCACAAGTTACCGTGTTATTACCTGCGGGAACCGTCTCCAGTTCTACACAAATTAATACGGGATCATTCTCTGGTTCATTGACAGGAACATTGATTGGTACCGCGAGTTGGGCCGCAACAGCAAGTAATTTGACAGGTGGTACCGCAAACTACATTCCATTGTGGATCAGCGCAACTGCACAAAGTTCCAGTGCAATATATCAAACTGCGGGAAATATTGGTATTGGAAATCTTACACCTGGCACTGATGGTGGTGTCACTCCTCGTCTTGCAGTAGCAAATCCATCAAATGTTGATAAATTTGTGGGCATTGGATATGATAATACGGGAGACTACGGATTTGTACACAGTATTCATAGAGCTACCGCATGGAAAAATCTTGCCATTCAAGCATTTGGTGGAAATGTTGGTATTGGAACAACAACTCCCTCTACCACATTAGATGTTAATGGAATATCTACATTACGTGGTAATTTATTATTTGCTCCGGCTGGCGCACATGATATCGGTGCAGATAAAACAAATCGTCCTAGAAATGTATATGTGTCCTCTTCTATTTTAGTGGAAAGTAGTAGTGCAAACGGTATTACTACAATGCTGAAAGACGGATTTCTTTCATTAACATATGGAAGTTATGGAAGTAAAATTTTGGCTAATTGGTTCCCTGCCAGTTATGCAGGCATTGATTTTGAAAGAGGAAGTGACGCCTTATTATTTGCTGGTAGCTCCGTTGACATAACATCAAATGTAGTTTACGATGGATCTGCGGGCGTTCGGGCCAAGGCTGCAAGCTCTGCGGTGTTCTCACAAATAGCGTCCACGGGATGGATTTGGTATCACGGCGGCTTTGGAGCTTCTGGTTCAGCAATAACTCTTTCGAATAAAATGTTCTTGGATACTTCTGGAGTTCTAGGATTATATAATAATTTAGAATATATTACAGACAATTCATATGACATAGGAAGACCCACAACACGTAGACCACGAAATATTTATGTTGCAGGAAACGTTTCGGCAAGTTCATATACAAGTTCACTTGGATTCTTAACAAATGGTACAATTGGATATAGACACGTATCGGGGTCAGTTACCGCATTACTAAGAGCAAATCCAACTACAACTGCGGTAGAGTTTGGGGCAGAAACAAATCACGTAGTCAATATGACTATAAATAATACACCAACATATCAGTTTGGAGCGGGAGCGTTTATTCCAATCTTTGCAGCATATAATTTAGGTGCATTAATAAATCCGTGGGATAAAGTATTTGCAAATAATATTTTTTCTAGTGGTTCAATTGTACATACTGGTTCTATGCAAATAGTATCGGGAACACTGGCAGTACAATCAATATTTGAAAAAGTATCAGTCACCGCATCCGCCGCCCCAGCAACACTAAACTATAATGTATTAGATCAAGCAATATTATTTCATAGTGCAAGTTCCACGACAAATTGGACGTTAAACTTCCGTGGCAACGCAAGCACAACGTTAAACAGTGTAATGTCTACGGGGCAAAGTTTAACAACGACACTAATGGTATTAAATACGACCACTGCCTATTCGGCATCGGCATATCAAATTGATGGAACGTCAATAACTCCTCGTTGGCAGGGCGGAACATCTGGCTCGGCAAACTCAAATAGTTTAGATGCACATACATTTACTATAATAAAAACATCAGCAACTCCTACGTATGTGTTGTTGGGTTCAATTACTAAGTATACATAATATGACACCATTATTAGGAACATTTAGTGCTGGAAGCATACGAGCATTTGCACGGGGAATTGGTAGTGCTGGGGAATCTCAGATTGCATATACTACAGTTGGTACATATACATTCATAGTACCCGCCGGAGTAACTACGGTGTCGGCTGTAGCAGTTGGTGCCGGGCAAGGTAATGGTAATTACGCATATGGTAACTTAGGTGGATTTGCTGGAAGTTTGTCCTATCTACGATCCCTTGTAGTAACGCCAGGTGAATCGTTAACTGTTGTAGTTGGTTCGGGAAGTGCAGGAACCAACTCCTCTGCTGTTATTTTGGCTGGACAACAATCATCTATATCCCGTGGAGGCACAGTACTATTACGTGCCCGTGCTGGCGGTGGCGGTACTAGTATTGGTACTAGTTCATTTGGAGGAGAATCCACGGGATATGCTGGAAATGGTGCAGCAGGATATGCACCTTCAACAACTCCGATTACCACTGGTGGTGCCGCTGGCCAGTACGCTGGTAACTTCGGAAATCCTGGTGGAAATGGATCTAGTGG